GGGCGGGCATCCGCCCGCGGGACTCTTGTACACTCTATAGTAGAAAAGTATTTACTCAATGAAAACACTACAGATTATTTGCCGCACATTAGACAAAGCCTCGAAAACTTACGTCCAATTCTGGATAGCAGGGTCGGAACGATCTACGGCCTCGAGGTACCTCTTTATAGTTCTTACCTCGGTGTTGCTGGCCGATGCGATTGTGTCGCTGAGTTTGACGGTGTTCCATCCATAGTAGATTTTAAGACATCTAAACGTGTAAAGAAAAAAGAATACATTTCAAATTACTTTGCTCAAATGGCAGGTTATGCGGTGATGTGGGAAGAAAGAACTGGCATGCCGATTACTAATACAGTCATTATCATGGATGTGGATGATAATGAACCTTTAGTCTTTAAAGAACACCGTGACAATCATATTGAACTCCTCATTGATACTAAAAAAGAATACGATAGACGAAAATTATTTTCACATTAAATGCATTTAACGGTGTACATTTGCTGAAAACTGTGGTATAATAGATCTATAATAAAGAAAGAGGAGAATTTTATTATGGAATACATTACTACACAGGTTCTTAAAATGTCTCAATTAGAAGCATTCCGGAATGAATATACAGCATTAACAGATGTTGTAAAACCCGGTGCAGATATTCTAGACAGAATTGGTTACCTTGAACAAACACTCGATCTAGTGGATATGGGTGAAATCCTTATTAACATGAGGAGTAAATAATGACAGTATATCTCGATATGGACGGAGTCATTGCAGACTTCTTTAGTGGCATCGAATTAAAATACGGTGTAGATCATTGGAAGTCTATTCAAGATCGTGAAATCAAATTCAAAGAACTTGCTAACACAAACTTCTTTTACACACTTCCAATCTTTAGAGAAGATCGTGGACCTCGGCGAGCAGGTCCTAGTATATCCTGTGAAATCATAAGATTTGTAAAAGAAATATCCAATGGCGATTGGGGAATTTGTTCTTCACCATTACGTGGTGATACAATGAATTCATCTTATTGGAAACGCAGATGGTTAGAAGATAAAGATTATATGCCACCTTTAGTTGAGAACATGATCTTTACTGGTAACAAACATAAGTATGCTTGGAATGCACTAACTCGCAAGCCAAACATTTTAGTTGATGATAAACCTGAAAACATCAAGCGTTGGATAGAAGCTGGAGGTATTGGTATTCGCTTTCAAGCAAATGAAGATGATCTAGAAGAATACCTATTTGTAGAACTGGAGAAAGCATGCCAATAAGCACAATACTCAATATGCGTACAGAATTTGAAGATATAACTGAAAATTATAATATGAACGGGCATGCTGGTAGTAGTATAAATAGTCTTAATTGGTTTGTTGAGAATGGACATAAGTCCAACTCACTTCGTAATGGATTTGATGATGCAATGGAAATAGCAAACAAAATCCTAGCGGAGGCTAATCAATGGCAAAAACTCTCGAAAAAGGATCATTATTCGAGCATTTAGATGCGGATGGTGATGGCATTATTACAGATAGTGAAATGGCAAGAGCAAAAGAAATAGCAGAGTTTGAACATAAGCAAGCTATGCAACAGAATGAAGATGCAAAGGAAGATCAAATTAGACGTATGGCGTGGTTTGCACTATGGGGTATGCTTTTATATCCTGTTGGTATTTTTTGTGCAGATATGATTGGTTACGATACAACAGGACAATTACTTGCAGATATCGCGCCTACATACTTTGTTGCAATTTCAGCTCTAGTCGGTGCTTTCTTTGGTGCACAAGCGTACCAGAAAACAAAGAAGAATGGCACTAGTTAATGTACCAAGCCCTAGTGTGGGTGTGTTTAATGTCAAATCCAGCAGAGTGCATAACTTTAGAAGATCAAAGAGGCCCATACAAGACTTATGAAAGATGTGAATCCCGTGCTTATGAAATGTCTCGTGCAGTTCATATACATATGAAGGGATACAAACCAAAGAGGTGGTCATGCCGTGGTTTAGCAAAGGGCCAGCTTACTAAATAATTGAAAGTATATTATGCGTAATTTAGTCTTCCAATATTATATTCCTTATGAGTCTTTTGATGCTGATATGGGTGGAGTGAATATGCCTGAATGGGCAAAGGCTGGACAAAGATCTGCTATGGCATATGCTGATGCATGTGGTGCTGAATACATGCTTAGCCACGATAGATATTTTACACACCTTGATCCTCGTTTAGATTCTCTGCGATTATTTTATGATTCGCAGTTTGAACAATACGATAATATCTTTTGCTTAGATTTAGATATGCTTATCTCCAGTAAAGATAATGTATTCATTCGTGACATTCAAGATGTTGCAATGGTACATGAATATGGTGTGCATACCGGTGGACCTGCAGGATGGTTGCGTAATGTAATGGATAAGCCTCTACATGAAAGAGGTGTTATTGCATACGGTAAACATTTATTTGGCCAAGACTGGATGTTCCCTAAATCAACTCGTTATCCAGATGAAAGGTTCCGTTATCTCAATGGAGGCTTTCAATTGTGGAGTAAAGAAGGTCGAGCAAAAGCCAAAGAGCACTTCACTTCTGTAGATGACTATGTCCTTCACACTCGATATACAGAACAAATGTATGTCAATCTTCAACTATCACAACCCATTTTTAATGTAACCGAGTTTAGTACAACTTGGAATCGTATGCCATATCAATGGCGCGGTAAACCTGACGGTAAACTCAATCACTTCTTGGCTCGTACAAAATTTGAAATGCCAAGACTAGAACATACGGAGTTAAGTATATGGCAACCTTCTTAGAAATTGCTGGTGAAGCAAGGCGTGGAATTAACTGGGAAATTGTAAATGGTTTCCGTACGGATAAAACCATGGATGCTGAAATATGGGATATGAGAGATCTTCCTATGAAAAAACCTGCAGCTTCGTATGATGGAATTTATTCTGAACATTTTATTGAGCATATACATAAGTACCAAGGAATCAATTTCTTTAAGGAAGCATTTAGATTACTAAAACCTGGCGGAACTCTTCGTACTGTATGGCCTAAGTATGAAATTATTGAATGGCTTGTTGGTCCAGAAGATTTAAGTAATAATACTTTTGTAAACCATTACTACCAAGTGTATGTAAAAAAACACAAGTTTCCGGAAGAAGGTAATGAACATAGAAGACCACAAGAGCAAGTTGCATTAGGATTATTACATCAAGGTGGTGAGCATAAGTATCTTTGGGGCGAAGCTGAAATGATTGCTACATTAAAAGATCTTGGTTTTTCTAGTGTACAAACTTGGCCGTATGGTGTTAGTGGTAGAGCAGATTTTAATGGAATTGAAAAGCCTGATGTTATTAGGGCTGCACATTCTGGAGTAGTGGAAGCAACCAAATGGTAACTATAATTATCGATTGCACTAAGTCTCATTATAAGTTTCTTGAGTACTGGAATCCGTTGCAACTAAAGCATGCTAAAATAGAGTTTATTTTTAATGAGCATTCAATCTTATATGCAATAAAAAAAGCAAGCAATAAACATGTATTTGTTACTTCAACAAATTTAATACCGACATATGAAACAATGGTCAAGCTAGAAACATTGCGGGAAAATACTATGTTAGCTCCGCAAAATCACATTGGTATAAGTACTAACTCAATTACACCTGTTAGCTATGAAAGAGATAAGTGCTTATCGATGGATGAAACCTTTAGTATGAATTCATATATAGATAAATTCAATCCAGAAATAATTGAAGAAGGAAGTATGTATAGTGTCTAATATAATTCTACAACATTTTGATGGTGAATTGCGAGAACTGGATCATTTATCAATTGAAAACATGAAGCAGTATGCTCATACACACGGTGCTGAATACCAGCTAGTTAGGGGTAAACCATTTAGGGAACATCTGACGGGTGCATGTCAGAAGGTGCATATGTTATCAGATCATTATGATCAATATGATCAGGTGCTTATGGTTGATATTGATATGTTTGCACCGAAAGGTATGTTTACAAATGTATTCGGAGTTTCTGGTATTGGTCTATATGCTAGCACTCAACAAATGTTACATCGTAAAATAGCAAACACCGCTGGTGGCAGTATGCTCTATCCTTACTGGGGCGGAGCAATATACAAAATGAATCTTAAAACTCGAATGATTTTAAGAGAACAGCTAGGTGGTGATGAGTCTTGGATGGATAAATTTAATGAAGCATATAAGTTTGAGGATGAAGGCATTATGCACATCCTTGCTAAGAAAGCTAACTTTCAACCTGAAGACGCGTATATGCATCAAAAGTGGTGTCAGTGTTCTTTCTTACCTAATCCCGAAAAAGCTGGATTTATTCATGTGAGAACAAAGATTACACCACAAGGACCTAAGAAAGAAAAGATTGAAAACTATTATGATCTTAAAGTAAAAGGTATCTTATGAACATATTAGTTGTAGGTGCCGGTTTTGCCGGTGCTGTAGTTGCACATGAATTGGCCAATGCTGGACATAAGATTCAAGTCATTGAGAAACGCAACCACATTGCTGGTAATGCATATGACTACACTAACAAGCACGGCATCCGCATTCACAAATATGGACCACATTTATTCCATACAAACAATAAAAAAGTTTATGACTGGGTTACGCAGTTTGGTGAATGGGTTGAGTATAGACATAAAGTTAAAGCGATGCTAAGCACTGGTCAGTATGTTACTCTTCCAGTCAATAGTGAAACCAAAGAAATCGTTGGCGAAGAAAATATTATTAGCACGTTCTATGCACCATACACATATAAAATGTGGGGAAAAACTATAGAAGAACTCGATCCATCTATTATTAAAAGAGTTGCAATAAGAGATGATGATAACGAAGAGTACTTTCCAAATGACGAGTTTCAGGCTTTACCGAAAGATGGTTATGAAAAAGTCTTTAAGCAGATTTTAAATCATGAAAACATAACAGTTGAATTAAATAAACCTTTTAAAAAATACATGGAAAGTAAATATGATCATGTATTTAATTCAATGGCGATTGATGAGTATTATGATTATGAGTTTGGTGATCTACCATATCGCTCTATCAAATTCCATAATGTAGATCTACCATTGCCAAAACTATTACCGACCGCTGTAGTTAACTTTACACACGATGGACCATACACTCGAATGACAGAGTGGAAGAACATGCCATCACATGGTATTAACGATGTAATGACTTCTGTAACATATGAAGAACCATGTGACTATAAAGATAATAACCATGAGCGATACTATCCAGTTAAAGATATAGATGGTGGTAATAGGGACATATATAATAAGTATAAGAACATAACAAAAGAAAACATGACATTCATAGGAAGATGCGGTATGTACGTATATGTTGATATGCACCAAGCTATAAGTTCTTCTCTTGCTACAACTGAAAAATTTATTAAGGAAAACACATAATGAAAAATATAATTTACCAATACTGGAAAGGCGATTTAAAGCCTGGTGTTAAATATAGCTGTAAGCTTATGAAAGAATATGCTAAACGTATTGGTGTAGAATATAGATTTGATCATAATAAAACAATTGCCGGTAACGTAGTTAATGTTCCAATCTATTATGAACCAGCCAATCCATTAGTGTCTGATGACTTTGATGAGTATGACAATGTTATGCTATGTGATGTTGATGTATTTCCAACTGAAGGATTATCTGATAACATTTTTGATTTATTAGATGGAGAAGATGCCGGTATTTGTACAGAACCAAAGCAGCCTTACTTTAGAACCATATACGCATCTGGTGGTATTACTAGTGACATTGATAAGCGTTGGGCAAAAGTGTGTAAAGATAACTGGGGTGTAGATTATCCTGTCGACAAACTGGATAGACCAGAAGTATTTAATACTGGTGTTGTAGTTATCTCTAAAGCTGGTTTAAAGAAGATGAAAACTGAATGGCCAACATTTCAAGAATATGTAAACCAAATGCGTGAATTCCCTAATTTTTATAGACTATTCCAAGACTATTTTTCAGCGTTTATTCACTTACCTAATTTTAATCTAAAGCGATTACCTAATGAATGGAACTGCTATATGCATAAAGTAGGTTCACATCCAAACGCAAAGATTGGTGACAATAGACCAGAGAATGCTAAGTTAGTTCATATTATGTTCCGTACAGCAGATGATTGGTCAACTGATATTCTTTGGAGAATTACTAATAAACCGGTAGCCGAATGGAATTTACATCTACACAAAGAGTGGCCAAACGAGCCATCGAAAACAGATAATAGTTTACTAGGCCAACTAAAGGATATTTCCAATGTTAACAGCTGAAATAGATCATGTAGAATCAGTTGAAGAATTTTATAAAGAAATTCGTACTCAGCAAGAATTGTTTCATGGTGATCATTATTGCGCAATGCATGATGCAATTCAAAAGTTTATGAAAGACTGTAGGTCGTATAAAGAACTTGGTACACACCAAGGTGCTAGTGCTGCAGCTGCAATGTTAGGTGAACATAAGCCAAAGTATATGGAATTAATTGATATTGATCATGTTAAATATCGTAAAAATCTTAAGAGATTAGCAGAACCATATTGTAAAGAACACGGCATTGAACTTGTAGTACGTGAAGCAGATTCTGGTGGTCTTGGTTCTATGTCCAATAAAGCAGTGGATATGCTTATGATTGATTCAATTCATAAGAGACCACATATGGAAAAAGAATTACAGATTCACGGGCAAATGGTTACTAAATATATCGTAGCCCACGATACTAGTAAAGCACAATCAAGTAATTTAATTGAGCTTTACGAATGTTTAGTTAATTTTTGTATAGACAATCCATCTTGGAAAGTCTTAGAACGAGGTGTTGAAAACGTTGGATACACCGTATTGAAAAGGAGTTAAATAATGGAAGCACTACTTATTATCGCAGCATTAGCAGCCGGAGCACATTATCTTCAAGATGATGATGTGCCTAATAGCGCAATTCACAGTTCACAGACTACAAAAAATATTTCAACTTTTAAAGCAGATATCAATCATGAATTAAGCTTAGCCCAGATTGATTGGAGCAAAGCTGGCAACTTTAAAGTTGGTGATTCACCTGAAACTGGTGTGCAGTGGGTATTTTTAACAGGTAAGTAAAATGCAAGCGTATGCAATCGTAATTAAAGATCACGAAGTATCTGAGACTGGTTATAACAATCTAAAAGTTTCTTCTGAAAAATTTAAAAATTCTTTTAAGATTAGAAGGTTCGATGCTATTTTACCTAAAATGGCAAGAACCGTTATGTCTGGTAATGGTCTTAAATGGAAGTATCCTTGGGAAGGGAAAGAAACAGATTTGAAAACCGGTTTGATTAAATCGGCATATCAAACTGCGAATAAGAATACAAGGATTGCGTGTGCATTAAGTCACTGGTTATTATGGCATAAATGTTTAACAGAAGATACACCTCTTCTTATACTAGAACACGATGCGTTGTTTATTGAAAAGCTAGAACATAGTTCAATACTAAAAAGCAAATTTGATATTATAGGAATTAATAGTCCAGCGGCCGCAACACGAAAAGCTCATGAATTTCACGACAAAGTTCAAGCTGGTAGATCATTGATCCAACCGGTTCCTACAGTTGATGAATTTAATGTGCCACAAGGATTGGCTGGAAATAGCGCATATATAATTAAACCAGCTGGAGCAAAGTCTATATTAGATGCTGCTCGAGAACATGGCCTTTGGCCAAATGACGCATTAATGTGTAAGCAGATTATTTCAAACCTAGGTGTGACTAAGACTTATTATACTCGAGTTCAAGGTCTACCATCAACAACGGTGAGTTAAATGAGAGCATTTGTAATAACAATTGAAGATAATGAAAGATCAGTGAAATATGCTCAACGATGTATTGAATCAGGTAAAAAACACGGGCTTGAAATAAAACAATTTAATGCGTTTACTCCTAAAGATAATCCTGAAAAATTTTTAAAGTCTCGTGGAATTAACCCAAATAGATTTAAAGAAAAATATTCAAGACCAGAAAATTGTATGTCTGCTTTTATTTCTCACTATTCATGCTGGGAAATATCTCGAGACATGAATGAAAAAGTAGTTATATTTGAACATGATGCTCTTATAACTGGACAAGTTCCAGTTGATGTTGAGTTTGATAAAGTCATGACATTTTCTAAACCTTCTTATGGAAAATACAATACTCCACTTAAACTTGGTGTAGATGGACTAATTCAAAAACAATACTTTGGTGGTGCTCATGGTTACATCGTTAAACCAGAAGGCGCTAAAGAATTAGTTAGCAAAGCGGTGTCGCACGCAGGACCTACGGATATATACCTCAATACGCAAAATTTCCCTTGGTTGCAAGAATACTATCCGTGGGTCTGCATGGCTGCTGATTCATTTTCCACAATACAAAATGAAACCGGTTGTTTAGCTAAACATAATTATAAAATAGGATATAAGATAATCGATGCCTAAAATGCCAGATAATTTATTCCTAACAGGATGTGATGAAAAAACTGAATGGCAGCTGCCATGGTTTTTAGAAAACTATTTTAAACATAACAATACGCCTATTGCAATTGGCAATTTCGGTATGTCTGATGAGATGTTACGTTGGTGTGAAACTAAAAGCCATGCTTTTTGCTTAATGCATCATGATCAAGTTGGTCAGTTTGAAAAAGCTTGGTTCTTGAAACCAGCTGCAATGTTAAAAGCACCGGGTAAAAAAGTAGTATGGCTTGACACGGATTGCCAAGTAATGTCAAATTTAGATCATATCTTTCGAATCCTTGTACCAAATAAACTTAATATGGTAATGGATAGGCCTTGGCTTAAGCGTAGGAAAGAAGAGTGGTTTAATTCAGGTGTTGTAGGATTTATCGGTAAGCCAGAAATTCTACATAAATGGGCTAAGCAAGTTGAAGATACACCTAACGTTGGTGATCAAGAAGTATTACACTCAATGCTTGATCCTCTTAATAGACAGATATATATTCATGAGTTACCGAATAAATGGAATTGGCTAAGGCTACAAATTGAACATGATAATGAAGATTCAAATGATAAGAAAATTATGCATTGGACTGGTGCTAAAGGTAATGATAGGATTAAAGGGTTGATGAAGATTAAGGAGACTATTCGTGCCTAGAACAGTACATATTATTGGCAATGGCGATTCAGCAGCACTGTATCATGAAGAAACACGTAAAGGTTTAAAGCTTACATGCAACTTACCACCATTTGCTGTGGAGGATGCATATGCTACGTGCATGGTTGACTTTAAGATGATGCACACTATTAATACCGGTGTGATTGATGTTCCTGGTGAATGGATTCTCGGTGCTCGTCCTAAGTTGTATATGGAAAAACATCCAATCTATTACACTAAACGTGCTCCACAAATTAAACAATTTTATACTAAACTTCCAAAGTATGCTGCAAACTACACAGACTTTAATTGTGGCCATATGGCAACATACTTTTCACTGGAGCATCTTAAAGCTGAAGTGATCCATATGTATGGATTTGATTCTATCTTTGATTTTAATTTAAGATCAAGTACAGATTTTTATATTACTTCTGATAGAGGCAATATGAATAATAATCGGTTGACTAATAACTGGCGGCCACTATTCAATAGCATGTTTAAAGATTTTAAAGATACAAAAATAAACTTGCATCACTTCCATAGTCTATTGAAGTTTGACGTACCATCTAATGTAGAGGTTCATAGTTATAAAAAACGTGGAGAGATTGTAGATGCTGGCAAAGGAAACGGTCAAATAAAAACTATAGACTTAAGAGATTAACTATGTACATTTACTCTTAATTGTGGTATAATAGATCTATAATTAAAGAGGACACTATGATTTTTGTAGAGGGTGGTACAAGAAAACAGAGGCAATTAACATATGATTTAGTACAATTTGCTTGGAAAACTTTAATGCCAAGAATTCGTAAGTGTGAAGTCAATGTTAAGATTAAAAAAGTTGTAGCATATGAAGGTACATGCCTTGATATTGATAAAAGAGTTTATGAAATAGAAGTTGATAAAAAATTAAGAGGTGATGACTTTATAACTACTATATTTCATGAAATGGTTCATGTCAAACAATATGTTCGTAAAGAATTATTTTCTGAAGTTAATTTTTATTCTAATAGAGAAGAGTATCTAAAACTTCCATGGGAAATAGAAGCATATAAACTGCAAGAGGTATTACTTGAAAAATGGAACAAACACAAGAAGACATCCTAAGAAATAATGTAAAAGAATTGCAAAGGCAATTACAAGAATCTTATAAGCGTATTAAAGAATTGCGAGAAGAGCTGGATAATACTAAATCTCGTGGAAATACTCATACAGACTATGGAACTGCAGGATAAAAAAAATTAAATAAAATGCATTTTAGGGGTTTACATTTAGTTAAAACTATGGTATAATAGATCTATAAAATGAAAAGAGGAGTTCATATTATGTTTACAAATTCACAAATGCTACTGCAGTCCTACATCGAAGCTAAAAATGCTGAAGGTAAGAAGTGGATGGATGAAAATCCTGGTTCTTACTACGGTATGACCGTGACTGACCCAGCACATTGGGCAGAGCAAGGTATTACTACTGTCGAGCAGTATGAATACCAAATGGAGTACTATGGTCTGTTTGACTATATTGCTGGCTTAACATCAAAAGGCAATGCTCGGTATTTGCTAAGCCTTTGTACCACTATGGACGATTTGGATGTGGCATATGCCGAGTTCAATTGTAATCGTGAGGTTGCATAATGTTAGACACTACTAAAATCTATGATACTGAAGGTGTCTTTTCTTATTTTACAACACATCCATTCGATGAGTACAATGGTGATGGTGTAAGTCTTACAGATAAGTTTGCAGAACTTAGAGAGGAATATGAAAAGTCTGGCAAAAAACTTATCAATCTAAAAACATATAATAATAGTGGATTTAACCATGTTACTCAAGAACAAGATAAAGAACCAGAGTTCGGTATCGAAGTTGAGTGGATATGGTAAAAAGTTTAGTAAGTATGCTCCTGTCTCGCTCCTCTCTCAGTTGATGCATACTTACTAATCCAATAGTCGAGCGGTATAACGCGGTTAAGCCTGTAAACGACTTTAAAATAAAGACGCAGGTGGGAAATATAGAGTGCCCTCATAAGAAAGACTCACCGTCACAACAGTGTGACAACAACAAAGGAGAACGGACTGCGGTCCAGCAACTAGCGTTTATTTGTTAGCTCTGCGAAATTTGGAAAGAAACACCGCAGAAGGTTTCTTTCTATTAATATAAATAGTAAGAGGAGATGTAATGAAGTGGTATGATTTTTTACTGATTGGAGTGTTTGCATACATTCTAAGTCAAGGTTTACTATATAGCTTAGCTTGGGCTGTAGTTGCATGGGTTACCTTTAACGTTTATTTGAATCAAAGGAGACTTGGTAATGTCTGATGACTTTTTCGATTTTGGTTTTACTGCGGTAGATGAAACCGAATTGCAGGCTGTACAAGATGCACAAAAAGCTGCAGGTGATGTAGCCACTACTGCTAATGTTACTCAGGAAAAATTGGATAAACTATATAATGCTATCATACCTCTACTTAATAATCTCAAAAAGAACCCAGAAAAAGAATATATTCTGTGGCCTCAAAGGATTGAAAAGGTCGAGTCTTTCGAATCTCACCTCCTTAAAATTTACAAATCATAAAAAAAAATCACAACGTATTGATTTCATTAGGAACTTTACGTCACTTTTTCCTGTACATTTTCGTAAAAATAGTGTATAATAGATCTATAAAATGGAAAAGGAAGAGGAGTCCTTAAATGTATACTTACTTGAAAAATGTTACTAAGATTGAATCAGATCTCATGAAAGAAATTATTGCTTGGGAAGGTGAAGATAAAGAAATGGCTAACTTCGTTGCCCAGGATCGCTTGGATGTACAAGAAGCTAAAAACCGTTTCTTTAAAGGTCATATGGGTTCTCTTAGTTCTTTCATCGATCGCTTAGATACATGTGTTCGTGAAAGACTAGTAGTTGCTTTTGCTGAAGATCTTGGTTCAGATTGGGTTGAAACAAATCTTGGTTATAGGGTGAATGTATAATGGGTATGTCAAGTTACGTAATGGATATTGAAGAAAAGTTTGTTGATTTAATGGCTGATATTGCTATTGATTCAGAATCATTTCAAGAGTATTCAAAAAGAACAATTCGGCATCATAAGATGGTACCGCATTTAAATAGTGAAGAAATCTCTCATATCATTGATAATGTTTGGTATGAAATGACTGTACAATTAGGAGCAAATTAATATGGGTATTGTTATTACTAAAGACTCAACTTATGAAGAACGTATGTCTGCTATCCGTGAATCTGCAGAAAGATTTACTAAGGTCAAAGCACGGCGTGCAAGACTAGCTGCTAGTGCTGCTCGTGTTCGTAAATATGTTGATGAGGTTGAAACCCCACGTCGTAAAGACGAGGCTGATGTGTTCGATGCAACTATGGCTAAGATGGATGACAACCACAACCATTATCAAGATGCACCTCAATATGCGGAGAAATACTATGGCGACAAAATGCGCGATACTGTTGCTATGGATAACGATTGGAATTAGTGGCTGCAATCCTGCAGTAGCACAAGATTGTTTCTATGAGCAACAAGTTCAATATAAGAACGGTGAAACCATCACCGCATTCCAAAGGTACGATTGTACTAATTCTCCACCACCAAAAATTATCGTGGTTGAGAAAGAAGCAGAGCCAAAAACTTTAGGTGATTGGCTATTCAGACTTGAAGAAAATGATTCTTTAAGTCATGTTCTAGAAGTTCTAGTCAGTGGAGGAGTTCTATGATTAGATTTATGTTAGGTGTTATTACTGGAGTGGCACTCATTATATTATATCCAGATATTCTAACTTGGTTTGTCGATAGTGGCAGCCGTGATGCAATCATTGAAAGTTTGAAGGAGCTATAAGATGAAAAAGATTATGTTACTACCTATTGTTGCAATGGCCGCAGCATGCGATAAGACACCGCCTGATGTGTCTATGTCTAAAGAATTGTTTGAGTACAAGAAAGCTCAAGTTGAGAATCAGATTGATGAGATGCCAAAGTGGTATACTGCTATTCCATCCGAAGAAAATGCAGTTTATGCAGTCGGTACTGCGGTAACTCCAGATCTGCAACTTGCAGTTGATATTGCTGTATTGTCAGCTAAGACAACTTTAGCTGATCGAGTTGATAGCCGTATTCGTTCTCAGATGAAACTATTCAAGACTAAAGTTGGTGCAACTGATTTTGATGCCACCGTTCAAAACAACTTTGAACAAGTAACTCGTAACTTAATTGCTGATGCAGATGTTGCCGGTTACTCTGTTAAAGAACAACAGATCGTTCAGAACGGTACTCAGTATCGTGCTTATGTTTTACTTGAGTATAGGAATGCTACAGCTAATGCTGTTATTAAAACTCGTATTAGTCAGAATGCGGTTCTAATTGAAAAGCTTCGTGAAACAAAAGCATTTAAAGAACTCGATACTAATGTAGCTGCACAAAAAGCTGATGAACTTGCTGAAGCAAAAGTGCTTGTAGACGCAATTAACGGTGTACAATCGGATGAAACTGTGGTAGAATAGAATAATGGAAAATCTTTCTAGTGATCGAATGATGGCAGTACGTGTATTCGAAGGTGAGCTACAGCGTATGAAAATGATTACTGGCGGTGATTACGATACAACTCAAAAAATCGTACGCCAGTATATGCAAGAACGCATCAATGATATGACTAGAAAAGGCCATTATAAATCAACAGATGTGGAGTATTGATAATTATGACAATGCACTTGGTTCGTGGTATGACTACCATTAGTACTCGTAAGCGTAAGGCTCGGCAAAAGACTGCTGCAGTCCTTGAAGAAGAACGTAAGACAGCGCAGCTCCTCAAGTCTTTAGGCTATGATCGCAACGCTGGCCGTAAGTACAAGGCACCAATGCCTAACTATACGGTGCGTAGTACTATTCCAACGAGCGATGTTATAATGCCAGTGTCCGGCAAGCGGCATGAAAACCGTTATACCGGCGATGAGCTTGCCGGCATTGGCACCCTCCATAAATCCAACATGGTTCCTATTCGTAAGGATAGTAATGATGCACATGAAATCGCCAGAATGCGTAGGGGATAAACTATACATCATTTGTTTATGAATGCACACCAGAAGGTGCCACTAAAAAAAGTTACAGCAATATGCATTTTTTCCTTTACTTTTACGTCAAAGTGTGGTAGAATAGTAGTATAATAAAGAAAGAGGAGTATATTATGGAAAAAACATATGCATACAAGTACGGTGAGTTACTAATACTTGCACAAACACTAGCTCATACAGTTAAAGAAGATATTCGGCTGGATGCAAATGGGCCATATGCTTTTGCCCATAAACTTGTATTAGCTCAAGCTAATGCAGTTCAAGATCTTATTGCTGAACATGAAGAAAGAGGTAAAGAATAATGGCAAAACGTAAACAGAAACTTAGAGCTAAAGCTAAAACCGGTTTATCGGCAGTTCCTATTGATAAAGGATTTAGTGTTGCTATAGATTACTTTCATATGAATGTTGATCGTAAAGATCTTATTAATACTATGAAGTCATATGTAAAAAAGAATATGGATAAAGAACAAGCACGATATGTTCTATCATGTCCAGATTATAAGTTCTATGCGTTTACTCATAAATGTGCTACTGCATTTTGGATTGATGCTGGTTTACCTTCAGATGATAAAGTAAAACAATATGCTGAAGGTCTATATCAACATTTAACTGAATGCACTGAAATGGGTAAGAAGCTATACTTTGAAAAACAAGCTAAGCTAAAAGACTCAGATAAAATTATATCTCTTTCTCCGATGCAAAGATTACAGAACAAAATAGGTAATACCATCATGCAAGATCTCCTTGATCTAGAAGATCAATGGATGGATGGAGAGAAAGCTGAACTAGATATCTACCAAGAATTTAAACGACACGGTTTGCCTAACAGCGCTACTAATGCTGTAAGGCCGGTGATTGAGGGATGGTTACTTGATTATGGTGATGCATACCATAAGCGTTGTCCTGATGCTGTTGAAGGTTATGCACATGTGAAAAGACCTGAACTCAATCGCCGCATTAAATGTTGTGAAGCTATGCTAGCTGATCTAGATAAACTTAAAGCTGCAGCCAAAGCTACTCGAGCTACAAAGGTGAAAGGTCCTAAAGCTGCGGATAAACAAATCACTCGAGTTCAATATAAGAAAGAAGATAATGAGTTCAAGCTAGTGTCTATACCACCTATTAAAATAGTCGGTCAAACTCGCTTATTCACATTTAATACTAAGACTCGTATCCTTTCTGAGTATATTACTCAAGCTGCAAATGGATTTGAAATCTCAGGTACATCACTTAAGAATTTTGATAAAGTTAATAGTAGATGTACTAAGCTTAGAAAGCCTGATGAATTCATTGCTATTATTCAGAATAAGAGTGTAACTCAAATCGATAAGGAGTTTAAACAACTTACTACTAAAGTCAATGTACCGAATGGTAGATTGAATATGGATACAATATTACTAAGGGCATTAGACAAATGACAGTAGAAGAACAATTTCTCAATAAAGCTAAATTTTCAAAGATGGTAGAAAAAGCAGTAGGTGATTTAAAGATTACCTACATGGATGCTATTCTATACATCTGTGAAAAGAACGATATTGAGCCAGAGGATGTAAAGAAATTTGTATCCCCTATCATAAAAGGAAAGCTTGAAGCTGAGGCTATGAATCTTAACTTCATTCCAAAAACTAATTCAATTGATTCAGCATTGTTTGAATAAGTTGAATATAAATAGTTGTACATTACAGTCATACTGTGTTATAATAAATCATACATTGCAATATAAAAAGGAAATACAATGTCATTCGAAAATCTAAAACGCAACCGCGATCAAATCTCCAAATTAGTTCAAGCAGCAGAAGCCGTCGGTGGCGGTGAAAAAAAGTCATACGCTGATGAACGTGAATGGAAACCAACAGTAGATAAAGCAGGAAATGGATATGCCGTACTCAGATTCTTGCCAGCCGCAGAAGGTTCAGACTTACCGTGGGTTCGATATTGGGACCATGGATTCAAAGGACCAACCGGTCAATGGTATATCGAAAACAGCCTTACATCTATTGGTCAACCTGATCCTGTTGGCGAACTCAACTCACGGCTCTGGAATTCCGGCCATGAAGAAGATAAAGATACTGCCCGGAAACAAAAGCGTCGACTACACTATGTAGTTAATGCATTGGTTGTAGAAGATCCTTCTGCTCCACATAATGTTGGCCGTGTAGTACTCTATAAGTTTGGTAAGAAAATCTTTGATAAAGTTATGGATGTTATGCAACCATCATTTGCTGATGAGAAAGCTGTTAATCCATTTGACTTTTGGGATGGTGCAGACTTTAAACTTAAGATTCGGCAGGTTGAAGGTTATCGTAACTACGATAAATCTGAATTTGCTTCACCTGTAGCATTGTTCGGTGGTGATGATACAAAGCTAGAAGAGGTATATGGTAAACAACATAACCTTAATGAGTTCACTGATCCTTCGAACTATAAGACTTATGATGAACTCAAAGCTAAACTTGCACGGGTTCTTGGTGAATCACCTCAAGCTATGGGTGCACCTACCATGCAACAGGAATCTCAAATGAATGTTCCTGCTCCGGCACCTGAGTATAAAGTATCAGAGCCAATCACTGCAGAAGAAATGAATGTTACTAGTGATGATGATACGATGTCTTACTTTGCTAAGTTAGCTCAAGAAGATTAAAAAACAACTGCTTCCCTCACCGGATCCTCACTGTTATTAGCAGAAGGAGCCGGTGGGGTAATCACTGTAGTAGAACTTCCATTATTAGTAGTTGATGCATCTACAACAGCTGGCGATAAAATTCTAGACTGTTGTTCACTTTGTAACATTTTAATTTCTTCATTAATAGCAGCTGTTCTTTGAGCATTATCAGATCTTGAAAATGACGGACTTGATTTCATTGTAGTAAGAGTTTTAATTCTATTAGAAATAGAAGAATTAGACATGTCGCTAATGTCTTCTTTCTTTTCAATATCTACCTCTATTTGATCTCGCTTTTCAAGTATTGGTTCTAGCTGTTTTTCTAATGCTGCTTGTCGATCCATTAGAATTTTATTGATTGCAAAGAAAAGAGTATTGGTATCTTCAATTGATGATAGCTTTACGCCATCTTCATTTTTAGTATTTTCTAAATCAATGCCAGCTTCTTCTCCAGCTTTTCTTACTCTTTCTAAACTTTGATTACCCGGTGCAATATCACCAAACTGAGCTTGCCTTGCACTAAATATTGCTCCTTTAGAAGTTTCTGTTGCGGCTATTTGATCTTGTATCTTTTTTTGAGCTGCTAAATCTTCAGAGCTCATTTTCTTATCAATTTCTTCATTTTCTTTATTAGTTGTAATAAGAGGATCAAAAAGTTTATCTAAAAAGTTTTTAGTAGATTCAATCATATCATCTCTAAACTTAGTCATCTTATCACGTAAAGGTTGAATCATTTTATCAACTGAACTTCTAAACTCATCATTAGTAAAATATCCTATAGCTAAACCTAATACTGCTGCTGTAGCTATTACTACTAATCCTACTGGTGATAATAGAAATCCAACTAATTTTGGTACTAGCTTAAATAATAATTTAGGCATAAAAGCAGCTACAGCAGATGCAGCCCCAGCCGCTAGGAATGTAGCTTTATCTGCTTTTCCAATTTCTTCTCCAAAAACATCAGATAGAATTCCTGCTATTTTTTCTCTAGATGCTTCACTGAATATGGCACCAATAACCGCACCTAACAAACCAAACTTAGCACCGAAAAGAAATCCGAAAGCACCTCCCATAGTTGCCCATTCAGCAACGTTACCTAATGCGTCACTACCAGTTAGTTTAGCAATACCTTGACCAATTTCATCAGCTAAAATTCCTGCAATTATAGCTAAGCCACCACGTTTAAGAAGTCCTGCTAATACACCACCAACTAATGGTATTAAGTTACCTACATCAAAATCAAAAAATCTACCTTTGCCGGAACCATCTTCTCCAGCTTTCTTAACATCAATTGCTTTTGGCCCGCCGCTTTTTCTACTTTCACCTAATTCATCTAAATCATCAGCATTACTTTCGGCTTCTAATAAGTCTGTAAATTTTTTAAAGCCAGCCGATAGCGCATCAACTCGAGCACTAGTGTAGGTTTGCTTTGCACCTAGCACTTGTCGATTTTTTATTAAGGTATCATTGATATCTGCTAATGTCGTCATGTGTTATTTGCTGCTTCTTTTTCTTTCAGATGATCTAACAGTAATGTTAAATATACTTCCCTTTCCCATGGCATCATATTATCTAATTCTGTTAGAGAATAATTAAAGTGTTGCATCATTTGAAAGTTGGTACGATAATAATTCTCTAACGAGTCATGAGAAAGGTTTATGAAAAAAAATCTTGCAGCCCCTCCAATTTATGTTTGTTATGTACGTTACATGCTTTACAATTAAATTCAATATCTAATGTTATCTTTGGCACATTTTCTATAAAAGTTTGAATACGTTGAAATTGTTCACCAGTTAATGAATTAACAAATCGTTCTATTTCTTCTTTTGGCTCATCAGCTAAATTAATATTTTCTTCTTCTGTTCTTACAGATTTGATACATGTTGCTAGCATTTCAAATATAGAATTAGTATTCATTTCCATAATAGTATCACTGCTGATAAAATCTTTATATGTAGGATATTTCATATCTAAATGAATATCACTAGTCAATTCAATTTTTTGTGGTTTTAATTCACCTTCAAGTTTAATCATATCCAGATCAACTTCTACATCAGACTTTGCTTGGCATGCTTGGCATGTACCGCTAACAGTAACTTTTTCGCCGACAGATTTAGATCTTATCTTAGTAAAAATATAGTCAGTATCAAATGTAGAAAGCTTAGAAACATCTGTTTCTTCTTGTATGCATGAACCAATACAATTAAGTATTGAAGAAATTATTTGCGATTGATCTTTTGACTCATATGCAATTAATAAATTCTTTTGTTCTTTCACCAAAAACGGCCTGTATCTTACAGATTTTTGAGTTGACGGTATAGTTAATTCATACTCTGGATTTTCATTCAATCGTGGTAATGCCATTTATAATTTACTCCTAACCAAGAAATTGCGAAAGTGATCCAAGCCCGGCTGAAGCTTGAATCCACCGTTGTCCACCACTTGCTCTTTGCCAGTTAGTATATGACAACTGTACATTAATTTGTACCAATCCATCCAATTCGTTATTTAATTCTACTTGTCCAATTGTAGTAGGGAATGCATCAATTAATTCAACAGAATAAACTGATCCACCACCAAGACCTACATTAATGTTTATAGGACCTATGTCTGTACCAATATTTTTTATTGGCTTTCTTAATTGATGTATTTTAACAGGCTTAGCATAGTCTCTTTTATATCCTACTGTTTGACCTGTTTCATCTATTACTCTTTCACGCCATGCATCGAAATATTTACGAGTACCGTAATCATTAAGAGCTACAAATGATAGTGATACATCATCAACAGCATAACCATAAGCAACCTTTTCAAATTGCATACCAGTTCTACGATCAAGTGTTAAGATTTGTTTTCCCGGTAATGTTGCAGATGCGCATAATAAATTTAGATCACCGCCTCCCATATTACCAGAAGTTAAAAGAGTAGTTAAAGCTCCAAAAATACCACCAGAACTAAATGTCCCAGGAAGTTCAACTAAAAATTGATTTGATCGTGCAAATCCAAGCTTTGCTGAAGCAAGAGATTTAAGTTGGTCTATAGTACTCATATTGCTTTCCTTGATTGCTTATACACATTAGCAGCACTCGACTTTTCCCAACTTGCAGTTGGTAAGAATGTTGCAATCTCCCACTCGGGTGCGGGTACACGCGCGAGTCTTGATTTAACATGTGCGGTTAAGTAATGCTTAAAACATGGCTGAAAATATCTCATTTTAGATGAAGCCATTAACATTTTGTATGACATTTGAAACCGTGTAGTTTCATCATACTTTTTGTTATTAGTTATATCTAATAATGCATCAAGGAATTTAGCTCTCAGTAAAGGAGGCAAGTAATGTAGATTCAAACCATAGAAACCTTTCTCTGCGGGTCCTACGATGATAGCCAAGGGAAATCGATCGTAGAAGGGCAAAGTGTCCTTTGTTTTTGGATCATAGAAAAACATGTTCATAGATCCAATTAAAGGTTGTTGTCTATTTACAAGCTTTACTTCTTCGGCGTTCATTAACGCTGTCCGATTCACTCTACGCATTTGTTGTGCTTTACGCCTGAACCAATCCTGTGCCTCTTTAGTTCTAGGATTAATCCCGGCTCTAAAAGCTTCGTAGCCAAGTTTTGCAAATAGATTACTCATACCTGTATTTATATCTTTTTCTTAGGCTTTTTACGATATGGTTTCAATGGTTTTAGTGGTTTAAGTTTACCCGGCTGATCTTTCATTATCCCCATAGACTTCAATGTATTCTCTGTCCAGATTTGAAATGTCCATCCCCTATCCTTTGCAAAGCTATTAGCAGCTTCCCACTTATTCATATTCTTTACATAGGTCATTGCTTCACCTATATATCTTTTACTCTTATTAGGATTCTTAGGAACCTTTGTTTCTTTATCTGGTTTAATTTCAACTAAGATTGTTTTGCCATCTGCGAATGTTATCTTTAGATCTACAAAGTACCTGTGCATCTTCTTGTCTATATCCCAGAAATAAGGTACAACAGTTTCTTCTGAGCTCCAAGATTTGACAGAAGGATTACTATCGCACCACATAAAGCATAGCTTTTCCCAATGAGAACGATAGGTTACTTTATCAGGATCACCACTATACTTTTTTATGTTGGGTTTATACTTACCAGAATACGCCATTTTTCGTTATAAATAGTTCAAGATATTTTTATTTATAGGATAATCATATGGCATCTGGTCAAAAGCAACATTACATTAGTAAACAAGTACCTCCTTCAGCTTCTCCACGTACCGGCGGTAATCCGGGTGGCACTACTCTTACTGCACGAAGTCAGGCTGATACAACTTCTTTGGGTGGTAAAAAAGCTACTGTTGTAGAAGAAAAAGTAAGTGGACATCTTAATAGAAGAAAAGTAAGACTTGTATATCCATTACATAATGATGTCAATCATCCAGCTAAAATTAAGTTTACTGCATATAAAGTTGATGCATATACAATTGACCCAAAGGCTTTAGCAGAAATATTTGATGTGCCATTGCTCGGTTGGGGCAATAGTAAAGCTATGACTATTAAAGAAAATAAAGCTCAAAAGCAGACTAAAGAAAAAATGAATTTGCCAGATGAATTAAGTGGTGTTCAAATGAGTGGCAGTGAACCGAAACCTCGAACTGCAACTGTTGGAGGTTCTGTAAATCCATTTGAAGTTGAAAGAGCGGTAATGGCTAAAAATGCTGAAGCAACTGCTGATGCAAGAAATGGCGCAAATATACCTGACACTACAAATGTAAAAGCTACTCCGGCCGATGGCGTTCCAATAATGGAATTATATTTTCCTCAATCGCTTACATTCAATGATGATGTAAACTATAATCAAGTTGATCTTGGACCAGCAGGTCTAACAGGCCTTGCCGCAATTAATAATGGTAAGAGTCTATTAAATGCTGTAGGTAAAGGAATTAGCGAAGGGGTAGAATCTATATTTAACTTAGCAAGAGGTACATTATCAGCTGAAGCCGCGCAGGTGGCCGGTGCACGTGCAGCACAGTTTATACCAAAGGAAGGCGTGCGCGCGGCGATTACAACTGCGATTCAAACTGGAGTTAATCCCGGAACACGATTGCTTTTTGATAAACCAAACATTCGTCAGTTCTCATTTACATTTAAGTTAATTGCTACTTCTGCACAAGAAGCAAGTCAAATTGAAGCGATTATCAAAACATTTAGAATGGAAATGTATCCGGAAACAATTAATATTGGTGCCGGTATTCCAGCAGGATATAAGTTTCCTAATTTGTTTAAGATAGAATTTAATATGAGAGGTGCTAATATGAAAGTACCAGCTTTACAGTTTTGTTACTTACGAAGTGCACAAGCTTCATATAATGCCACTTCAATGACATTTCATGATGACGGTCATCCTACTGAAGTTGATCTTACTCTTGTATTCCAAGAATACAGAGCACTGTCAAAACAAGATATTCAAGGCGGTTACTAATGCAATACTTCAATAAATTTCCTCGAGCTTTTTATATATTTGGAGACCAAGAAGCACAGGGCACTGGTAAGATATCCAGTGAACTCGTTCAAGATATATCAGCATATTCTGATGTGCTAGATCGTATTGCAGATAATGTGGCATTCCATACTTTTTATGATGTGCAAGAAGGAAATAGACCTGACCAGTGCTCTTATGATATATACGGTACACCTATTTACCATTGGACATTTTTTCTTTTAAATGACCATTTAAGAAAGCAAGGTTGGCCAGTAACAAATGAAGAAATTATTAAAAGAGCAAAAATAGACTTTCCACATTTTACATATACAACTAAAGATTCATTAACAAATACACATAAAGTAGGTGAAACTGTAGTTGGACTAAACACTGCTTCTAGAGGATCAGTGCTTCGTAGAAATTTAGATATTGGCCAAGTTACTGTGGCAGCGCAATCTGCATTTGCAATAGGTGAAGCAATAAGTAACGTATCTGCTGCTGTTAGTACTCAAACAGTTACTACAACCGGGGCATCTTTAGAATATCTTTCAGCACATCATTACGAGAATGGTAGTGGTGAAATAGTAGATATTGATCCAGCCGTTGGCCCCGGTGCACAGCTTACAGAAGTAACACATCTAGATAGATACATAAAAGATAATGATAATCTAAAACAAATTAAAGTAGTAAAACCGGATCTTATTAATCAGGTAGTGGCACTCTTTAAACAGGCTATTAATTCATAATGTCAAGTAATACCGAATCAGTAAAGGGTTATTCCCTTGAAAGTGTAATTATTAATTCTTCTCGATTTTTAGATCAAAATGGTTTAGAAATTTTAGGAGTAGTTACTGATATCGAAATATTTGAAAATATAGAAAACAATTACCTTACCGGCAAAATTGCTATTATTGACTCTATGAGACTCTATGATAGAATGGATTTTCAAGGCACAGAAACAATTACTATATTTCTAAACCAATCTGAAAATCCTAATATGCCTAAGTCAATATCTAAAAAGTTTATTGTACATAAAGTAATTTCTGCTAAGAAAAATAATGAATCAACAGAAGCTATCTTTTTGAACTTAATAGAATATTCAGAATATGAATCAAATCTTATAAATGTTAATCGTGCGTATAAAGGTAATCCTCTTACGATTATGAAAGCTATTACCGAAGAATATCTTGGTAAAGGTATAAAAGAATTTACTTCTTCTAGTACATATCAAGATAAAATGAAAATGATTATTCCCAATCTTTCACCGTTAAGAGCTTTATCTTGGATTAAATCACGACTTACTAATGCAAATGGATTACCTACATATTTGTTCTCTACATTTCAATCGGATGATTTGTTCTATACAGATTTGAATGCAATGTTAACTCAAACCCCTGTTAATATAAAGTTGCCTTTCTTACATGGAAGTGCCGAAGGTTTTGCAGAAGTACGAAATTCTCAAGAAATGATTCCTATAAAATCATATTCATTAGAAAATAATGATGATATGTATAGTCGAATAAGGGAAGGTGTAGTCGGAGCTAAATATTCTTTCTATGATAGTTTAACAGGTAGATATAAAACGCATTCATTTGATATTGAGAATGATGCATTATCTCAACTTGAATTAAAAGAATACGAAAGAGTAACATTTTCAAATAATTATGAGATCAATGAAAAAGCTATACAGAAATATGAATCAGAACACATATCACAATTTTCTCAATCCGGTGCTTTTGAAGATGGATCAAATCAATTTAAGTCTATAGATCAAGAAGGTGATGCAGAAGCACATAATAAAAAATCGATTGGTAAAGCATTAAAAAGTTTTCTTATTAAATCTCCTGTCAATATAGTAATTGATGGTAGAGGATTTATTTCCGGAGACTACCATAGAACAATCGGCAATACGGTAAGAGTATTATTCTTGGCTAATCGACCAGCAGATTCTGAATCCAAAATAGATACAAAGAAATCCGGTGACTATATCATATACGCAGCTAAGCATACACTTACTGCAGAAAAATATATGTTAACATTGCAGTGTGTAAAAATATCTTCATATAAAGAAGACTCAATTCTAGGAATATTATCATGAAGTATTATGGTGACAATACTCGATGGTTTATGGGAACAGTGGTTAATATTAATGATCCATTGGAACTTGGCAGAATTAAAGTAAGAATCTTTGGTATGCATACTCATAATACAGCTCATATTGAAGATGGCGATTTACCGTGGGCTCAAGTTGTAATACCAGTAACAGAAGGTGGATCTTCTGGTATCGGTACTAATATCGGTATAAAAGTACAAGCTCAAGTGTATGGTGTCTTTATGGATGGTAAGGATTCTCAATTGCCACTAGTACTTGGATCTGTTCCAAAATATGAAAGACCTATTACTACTCAAATGCTCGATACTGAATCAACAGTAGCAGATCAGTTACAACATGATGAAAGAGTACATTATCCACCTGGGATTGGCCCTATCGATAATACTGATGTTGATAATAGATATCTTGTTGGAGCTGACAATATTGAAAAGGCATTTAACTTTTTTCTTACAAAAGAAGGTGGTGGATTCGAACCGCATGTAGCATGTGGTATTCTAGGAAATTTCTATATCGAATCCGGTGCATCAATGTCTGGCGGAGACTTAAATACTATTGCTCAGTCTGCACCGCCTGAAAGATCATTTGGTATAGCGCAATGGAACTCATCTTCGAATGCAGGATATCGATATCAGAATCTACAATCATTTGCAGCCGAACGTAACTTATCATGGACTACTTTATATGCGCAATTGCTTTTTACAATTAAAGAATTAAATGATCACAAAACATATTACAAATACGCAGAGCTAAAGAAAGCTAAGACAATCGAGGAAGCTACCTTTATATTTGAATCACGATTTGAGAATCCAAAGATTAAAAAACAAAAAGAAAGAGTGGAAGCTGCAGAAGAAATATATAGGAGACTGTGTACATAATGGCTATTGTAGTAGATAGAGATGGGAATCCTATTAATGGGAATCAATTAAAACCTGTTAAACGTGTTCCTCTTAAGAATAAACAGAAAGAAGTAAGAGAATTGTCTGCTACAGAAAAGGCAGCAGTAAAAGCACGTGAAAGACAAGCACTTAAATTATTTTCTGAATTTGCATCAGGTTCTGCAACCTTCGGTCAAACTGTTTCTGGATTTAAATCAATAGCAGAATCTGCAAAGCCACGCGGTAAGAAAAAAGATCCTACACCATCTCAGATGGGTGCATCTGTACCAAAAGTTGCAACTGTATCAGTGCCTACTCAGAAAAGCGCGATTGATACTCTTACAGCTCGATCCACTCGATCTGATGTAGTAGTAGATCAAATCATAGCTGATGGTAGTCCAAAAGGTATTGAGAAAGCGTTAACCGAAGCAAAAGCTTTATCACCGGCAATGATTAAAGATGCGGTGAATCAGGCTAATAGTGCAGCAAATGATCCAGTTGCACAAGAAAAATTTAGAGAAATAGGTTTAGATCCTATGGCAGTGTCTGCTTTAGTAAGTAAAATTGATGCTGATGCTTTGACTGCAACAGTACAACCGGATCATAGTAACCAAGCTGTAACTGAAGTAAAAGATATTGCCTCTAAACAAATGGCTACTCTTGACAATCCGTTTGGTTCTTTCAAATCAAAGATTGCAGATCCTAAATTAGGTATTAAAGTTGGTGATCCAATGGCTCAGAGTAGTGGTACAGTTGATAACTTACTTTCGAGATTTAAAGCTAACACCGGTACCGCTGGTGGAGCGGGGTTCGGAGCAATTACAGATGTTATTGAAAAAAACAAGTTCGGAGCAATCGGAGTTGATAAAGCAAATATGATGGGTAACATTGCAGCTTCGACTCAAGGCATACCTACAATAAAAGAACTTGGAGTTGAAATTCCTGGTGCTATCGGTGGCATTGATCAGACAACTAGTATTGATATACCTGATATTGTTAACAAGGGCGGATTTACTCAATTATCTGATGTGATTGAAGACGGTCCAATAATGAATACAAAGCCATCAACACCTATACAAGAAGTAGGTGCAATTACTTCAGGTGCTGCATCTCCTTCACCTCTATATACAAAAGTGCATAGTGTAGAAGAATTAATTCTTGATTTAAAATCAGTAAGAAGAGAATATCATACGCTTACTGTTGAATGGACAGGATCTGCTGCAGATCGATCTGTAATACCAAAACAATTCAATGATATTATGAAAGCATTTTATGAAGCAATACCTGAAGCAAAGACTTTAGCAGAACAAAAGAAAAATAGTCCCGGTCATTTCTTTATTGAGAAAGACGGTACTGTAACTCGAATGCTACCACTCGAAGAGTTCGGTGTTTATCCATTAGGTGATCAGTCTGCAGACCTTCAGAAGACAGCAAACAACCTATTAAAATATGGTGTAAATGTTATCTTCGATGCAGGACATGCAGTGCCGGCTGGAGAAAAAACTAGTTCTACATATAGTCCTCAATCAATTAACGAAGCTCAATATAATTCATTTAAGATGATTGCATCTGCATTCCTCCATGTCAATCCCGGAGGTAGAGCACTGGGTTGGGATGAAATCTTTGGTCCACATACAGGCCCAGGTTTTAATGTTCCTGATTATATGAGATCACTAGGAGCTAAGATTGGTAAACCTTATATACCAAAGAGAACACCGAAAGTAGAAACAACTGCAGCAGCTGCAGCTGATCGTATTGATTTAGCATTTCGTATTAGTCGATTATCATATGATTATGAAAGGAATAAATATACTGCAACAAGGACAGAGTTTGGAGTTTCTCAACAGTTTGAATCGATTACAGAAGCTATTTCATATGCTTACTTTCCAGAATCAAGGCATGATTTTGCAACAAAGTATAGTGAACCAAATGTTGCATTTGTTAAAATACAAGAGCTCGGTATATTAAAAGGTGCAATTGAAAACAATATTGTGCTACCAAGAAATAGTAATCTATATGACGAAGCACATAGACAATATAATGTTAATCTTGCAGCATCATCAGAAGCTAATATTGCTGCGGTAGAAGACGGATTTGGAGGAGGCGATTAATGCCAACACCTAGTGATGAACAACTAAAAGCCAAAGTCGGATCACTTGCCGAAACTCAAGGCATTCAACATGATGGATTCTTTGATCCAACTGGCCCGTATCCTCGTAGAGAGTACTCTGGCACTCAGCAAACTAACCGTGCTGCACGTGGTATTGATGAGAATAGGCTAAAGCTTGGTGGCGGTGCAGAGCGTTTAGATCTCGAGATCGATGACTTCCCAGCATCTGAATATACAAAGAATCAAGTAAGAGAATTTGTATCCGGCCATGTAACAGAATATGATGATACACCTGGCCGTAATCGTATCCTTATCAAACATTCGTCTGGTACCGGTATTGATATGTTACCTGATGGATCTATTATTATTAACTCTACACGTAATACTATTCGTATTAGTGCTGGTGATGAAAAGGTTATTATCGAAGGTGATGGTGATATACAATATAATGGTAATCTGAATCTCAGTGTAAAAGGTGATTATACTCTTAAAGTTGGTGGTGACTATAATGTAGAAGTCGGTGCTGACCATGTCGAAGATATTAAAGGTGCATACCGTCAAGACATTAATAAGAACTTCCAATCATTAGTAAATAAGAATGTATCACAACAGATTACTGGTAATAAGACAGAGTTTATACACGGTAGCCTTGATACAATGATTAAGTCAAACGAAACACATATCGTAAGTGGTGCAGTTGACTACAATACAAAAGGTATATTAAGGACTACATCGCAGACTGAAGCAATCCTTACTTCTCCGAGTATTAATATTGATGCAAAAAGTCTTCTTGTTGCAGGGGACTCAGGCACAATAGGTGGTGAGAACATAGTGATGTACAACTATAACATGTATACAGGACATTCAATTACTGCAGGTGATACTGTAACTGTACCAACAGTATATGGTGATCTGCAGGGTACAGCGACTCAAGCTATGAAATCAAACGAAGCAGGTTATCACCCATCAAGTGGATCACATGCTGGCTCTGGTTATGGCTACTCTGCTTCGTCAACATCGGTAGATGCAAAGGCTACTGTATTACCAACCAATACGATTATGAATTCATTGATTCATGAAGGTGAGATGGCGGCTAAGGTGATTAATCTTGATCCGGGCAATGTCCTTTATAATATGATTAATCGAGTTGCAGACTACGCCGGTGTATCAGAAAGAACACTTGATCTACCAGAAATCAGATCTAAGTTAAGAGATATACTGAATCAAGTTAATGAAACATTTATTGGTGCAGTTGTTTCAGAAGGTACACTATCGCCTGAATATGGTAATGGTACACCGTCAGAAGTTAAACGAATTGTAAAGAATGATGCTACTCCAAGATATGTAAGAGGCAAACAGGTTATTGGTAAGAGTGTCGGTGCAGAAGCTAAACGATTCAAAGGAAAAGTACAGAATGTAACCGAAACATTATCTGTAGATCCACAATATGATCCTCGCCTATACGATATCGATACTACTACTGAATTACAAAAGGGAGTACGTATTGCACGGTTCCTTGGTAGTTATGGAGATAGAGCTAACTTTGATCATGTAACAACTAATGCAGATAGACAAGAAATTGCAAAACATCTTGTACCACATGCAAATCTATTAAGAGAATTTATGGATGATGGTGACTTATTTGAAGATTACCGTTTATCTGTCGCAGAGGGGATATATGTTCCATCGAGTGGAGAAACTATTACCACCGATGGTATCAATGATCTCAAGTCACAAGGTCGTGCGGTTGTTTATGAACTATATGGCCTTAACGGTACGAGTGCACACGAGAAGGCATTTGATCTAGCAACATGGTGGAAAGACAGTTTAAAGTTTGAAAAAATGATACTTGACTATGATACCTATGATCCAGACGGAGCATTGAATACGCAGATCATTATAATCATGCCAAAGTTTGAAGCAGGCGGTTACACCGCAACTTATAAGAATGAGATTGAAACTCGATTTAATAATGTAGTACAAAGCACAAATGAACTAATTGAATGTCGCTGAGTTTCGATATAAATAGGATTACGGAGATTTAATATGCCAGTAAAAGCTTTTTCGATTGAAGACGGTAACACCAATATCAAGAGTCTAATTGGAGCTCGTAAAGCTTCATATCTAGATATGGACCTTTCATTTGCGGCAAAGCCGGCTGGCGATCTATACAAGAAATCAAATGCAGCTGCTGTTAAACAAGCTGTAAAGACTTTATTAATGACAAATCAAATGGAAAAACCGTTTGATACATCTTTTGGTGGTAACCTTTCAGACTTTATGTTTGAAACAGATACTGAGATTGATGCTAATGAAATAGCAGATAGAATTATTGAAACCGTACATAGACATGAGCCAAGAGCTCGAATATTAGATGTTGATGTTACTCTTAGAGCAAGTACTAATGAGGTAAGAGTTACAGTTACATTTCAGATAGTTGCAACTAGCGAAGTTGTTGAACTTGAGTTTCCATTAGCAAGGTTAAGATAACATGGCAAGTACTATTAAATCTACCGATTTAGACTTTACAAATATTAAACAAAAGCTCAAGTCTCATTTTCAAAAGAAAACTGAATATAATGATTACGACTTTGAAGCGGCAGGTTTATCTAATTTTCTCGATGTGCTAGCATATAATACACATGTAAATGCTCTTACCGCAAACTATTCTATGAATGAATCATTTTTGACAACTGCGCAATTAAGAAGTTCAGTTGTATCTCATGCTCAAACACTCGGATATGAAGTTACATCTGCTGCAGCTCCACGTGCAATTGTTAATCTTTCATTGAATCTTACTGGTGTATCAGGTAGGCCAGCACAAATAGCGCTAGCAAAAGGTACCCTTTTTACATCTTCAATTGATGGTGTATCATATACATTTAGAACAAGAGAAGCATTCTATGCATTGGATAATGGATCCGGTGTATATAATTTTAAAGCATCTGATGGCACTGATAATATTAGCATATTCGAAGGCGTAGAAAAAACAAAAACATTTCTTGTAGGTGAAAAAGATGAAAGACAAGTCTATGTTATACCTGACCAAACAATGGATAAATCAACAGCTGTAGTTGAAGTATTTGAAACTGCATCATCAAGTACCTTTATAACATATACACCTTTATCACAAGCAATTAATGTAAATGCTAATACAACTCATTTTTCTATATATGAATCACCTAATGGTTTCTATGAGTTAAACTTTGGTGATGGCATATCATTTGGTAAATCACCAGAACCGGGTGAAAAGGTTGTAGTAACATATCTATCAACTAAAGCCGAGCTTGCTAATAATGGTACAGTCTTTATTCCAGCAACTACGATTACAATCAACAGTGTTACATATCCTCTTAATGTTGTAACTGCAACTGAATCAACTGGTGGTGCACCAAAACAAACAGTAGAATCAATTCGACAATTAGCACCTATTGCATTTGCAGCGCAGAAAAGACTTGTGACATCGCTTGATTATAAAGGTATGATTGAAACAAACTTTCCACAAGTAAAAAATGCTGCAGTCTGGTCAGGAGATCAAAATGTACCTCTTGACTATGGTGCAATCTATATTTCACTTAACTTTAAAGCAGGAACATCAGATACAGTAAAACAAAATGTGAAAGATGGCATTATTGGAAACTTTACTAATAATCTTTCTGTTATGTCAATGACAACTAAATATACAGATCCTATTGATGTCTTTATGGAAGTTAACGTAGCATTTCAGTTTGATCCGGCACTTACTGGTAAAACTCTTGGTGCAATGGAAACAGATATCTATCAATTCTTGCAAACATACTTTGCAGCTAATGTTGAAAACTTTGATACTGTCTTCCGCAAATCTAATTTAGCTACAGAAATCGATGCACTTGATACTTCTATTTTAAGTTCATCGATTACAGCAAAACCATCATTACGGCAAGATATTACTATTAATGCTCTTAATACATTTACTTTGAATTATCCAATTAAGATTGCTACACCAGATGATGTATTGCATCGAGTTACATCATCAGCATTTGAATTCAAAGGTGTAGTAGCAACAATTAAAAATCGTTTGAAGTCAACTGTTTTAGAAATTCAAGACTTAGATGGAAATGTACTGCTTGATAATATTGGTGAATATAACGCTACAGCAGGTACAATTGCAATAAATGCATTTGAACCTTCACAAATTATTACTGGACATTCTTATCTTATATTCTCTGTAGTGCCTGAGCAAGATTCTTTTATTAAGCCACTGAGAAATTATATACTGAGATTAGATACAGCTAAGTCTTCAGCGACTGCAACCATTGATCGTCAAACCACATCGTTAGAAGTAACCGTGTAACATGTCATTCGAAACACAAAAAGATTATTTTAGACTTGCACCGAACTTTAAAACTAGTTTAGTAAAACAAGTACTACCGGAACATTTTGCTGAAGACTATCCAGCACTTGTATCGTTCTTAGAAGGATACTACGAGTTCCTTGATTCAGATGATAACTTTGGAGGTGCCATCAATGAACTCCTTACAATACGAGATGTACAGGATGCTACTCTTAAAAATTTAGATTTTGTGTTTGATGAAATTGCACTTGGTATTTCTTCGGGCCAATTTTTATTTCCAAGAGAAGCATTATTAAACTTTGGAAACTTTTTTAGAGTCAAAGGATCTTTATACTCAGCCGAAGGATTCTTTCGAGCGTTCTTTAACGAAAACGTAGAAATCATGTATCCTAAAGATAGATTGATGCGAATTGGAGATACATCACAACAAGGTCATATCGGTGCTGAAGCTGATAACCTTTTACAAGATGGTAAAATCTATCAAATTTTTTCTGTATTAATTCGTTCACCTATTTCTCTTGTTACTTGGGAGACTTTGTATCGTAACTTTGTTCATCCATCAGGTTTTCATCTTGCAGCTGAAACTGTTCTTGAAGGTATTGGCAATGTAACAATCACTACAGCTGAATCTATATTTGATCCCTTTGCTAATACCACAAAAGTATATTCTGCGGCCACAATTGAATTCGGTACACCATTTGCCAGTGCTTCTTTACTAATACCTGATGATGATGATGCAGATAGTGCATCTCAAAGAATGAATCCATATGTTAAGATGTCGCAATACTCTGCATTCTCAATGGATAGTATTGCATCGATGTATAGCAGTATAGATGAATGGGGTGGATACGTTCTTACTATGGATGAAGCAGATTCTACAGGATCTGCAGTTAGATTTGATCATACGCTTAAAACGTTTGATCAACAGCAATTCCAAACTTATTCTTATGGTTCAACGAGTACTGTCTAGAAATCATTATAAATAACACTAATTAGATTGTAGGATATAAAATGGCACAACAAAATGTTAATGTAGGAGCAAGCGGTAACGACGGAACCGGCGATGATCTGCGAACTGCTGGTAATAAGATAAACAATAACTTCTCTGAAGTATATGGAGATATTAGTGTTTTACAAGCTACTGCTGGTATTGGTGGAAGTGGACTATCATTTGATAGTGGCGGCATTCGATTTGAAGGATCTACTGCAGATTCACACGAAACATTACTTTTAGCATCTGATCCTACATCAGACAATACATTATTATTGCCGGATAGTTCAGGCACAATTGCAACAGTATCTCGTATTACACAGATTGTTGATAGTGCTTATGTGTCATTCATTACAGGAACAGCATTTGATTCAGCATCAACTATTACATTAATAAGAAATAATTCAGTTGACTCTGTACATGCATTATTATTAATTGATAGTGCTTATATTCAGTTTAGACAATTAACATCTACATTTGATTCGAATGAAGTAACAGATATTGTAGATAGTAGTTACGTAAAAGCATTTGCTGATAGTGCATATGTTAAAGGATTTATTGATTCAAGTCATGTGCATTCAGTAGTCAATATTCTTGATTCTGCTGCAGTATTATCAATTGCAGATTCATCACAACTCGATTCATCTGACATTATTCAAATGATTGACTCATCTTATACTCAAACAAGAGTGGATGTAGTTAATCTAAGGAACTATACAGTAGCTTCGGCTCCTAATACTCCACCTCATGGTACTTTGATATTCTGCACCAACGGAAACTCCGGTGCACAATGCTTAGCTGTTTATGATAGTAATGGTGATAGTGCCGCCGGCCCAGGATATTTTAGACGTATTGCACTTGGTGCAGAGATTAGTACATAAGGATTAGAAAATGCCAGCAGTTGTAACAGATGCCCTTAAACGACAAATTGCCTCAGACTTTTTTGAGCAATTTACGAGTGATTCAAAAAAGTATTATATTGGTGTAGGTAGATCCGAGCAATGGGATTCTTCAGATACTGTACCGACACCAGTTAATACTCCTACAGAGATAAGTGGTTTTAGAGATGGAATGCAATCAGTTAAGAAAGTAACTGGTACTTCATTAGTTGTTCCTCGTAATAACTGGTCTTCGGGTGCTATTTATTCTCAATACGATGATCAACAGGGTGGTTATCCAACTAATCCATATTATGTTATGACAGATAATAATCAAGTTTATGTTTGTCTTGAAACCGGTCGTAATATTCTTGGTGTTGCTCAACCATCAACTATTGAGCCAACTGGATCAAATAATGATTCATTTAGAACTGCTGATGGCTATGTTTGGAAGTTTATTTTTACTATATCTGCCGAACGTGGCAATGACTTTATGTCTTCTAACTTTATGCCAGTTCAACTTCAAGGCATTACGGATTCAAACTCCACCGGTATTCAGTTAAAGCAAAAAGAAATTCAAGATAATGCTGTTGCAGGTCAAGTTTTATCATGCATTATTACAAATGGAGGAGCTAGTTATACTTCTAATCCTACAGTAACTATAACAGGTACTGGTTCAGGTGCGCTTGTGGATGCAGCGATTGACTCATCAACTGGACAACTCGTAAGACTTCGCATGCGAGATTCTGGTGCTTCAGCACAGGTCTTAGGATCTGGTTATACAAGTGCTAATGTAGTAATTACTGGAGGTGGATCACCTACATTAAATGCATCTGCTCGAGCAGTGCTTGGTCCGGACTCTGGTATTGGCAGAGATTCAAGAGAAGATCTTAAGTCAACTTCAATTATGTTCCATGCTCCATTGCTTGGAACTGATAGTGATTTTATTACTGATCAAGATTTTAGACAAGTTGGATTGGTAAGAGATCCTCTTACGCCAACCGGTGTAGTATTTAATGATACAACTGGCAATGCTCTTTATAATATGTCGCTTTCTTCTATTGTTACATCTTTTACTAAAGATAAAACAATACAAGGTCAAACATCTACAGCAAAAGCTTATATAGATAATATTGATTCAAATAGATTATATTATCATCAAACAACTGCAACTGGATTTGGTACATTTGTATCAGGTGAAACAGTAGAAGAAGTTGATGGTGCAGGTGAAGGAGTGATTGATTCAGGTGCTGCTTTACCAGAAGTTGATCCAGAAAGTGGAGCAATTCTGTTTATCGATAATCGTTCTCCGGTAGTTCGAACTGCTGCTCAAAACGAAGACATTAAAGTTATTATCCAATTCTAAAGGTATAAAAAATGGCAATCACCCTCAGTAATACTATATTCCCATCTAAATATAAAGATGACTTTGCCGATAGTGATGGGTATTATCGCATGCTATTTAATAGCGGTAGATCGTTGCAAGCTCGTGAACTTACACAGATGCAAACAATACTGCAAAGGCAGATTGAAAGACTAGGTTCTCATACATTTAAAGAAGGCTCTGTAGTAAAGCCAGCAGAACAGATTCTTAATAACGCTTATGAGTTTGTAAAACTAGATCCTACATCAAATGCACTGGGTACTACTGGAATAGTGGGTACAACATTTACTGGCCAAACATCTGGAGTTACAGCTCGAGCAATTGAGGGTGTTCAAGCAACTGGCTCTGATCCGGATACTATTTACTTTGCATATACAAATGCCCCGTCTTCGCAATCTGGTACAACTACAGTAAGGTTTACTCCTGGTGAAGTAATAACAAATGGATCTGCTGTTCTTACAATACAAATTACAAATACAGTTGCAAATCCTGCAGTTGGTCGTGGAACTCGATTATCGCTTGGATCCGGTATTTACTATGTTCAAGGTTATTTTGTATTTACCGAAGCACAGTCTACAATTGTTTCAAAGTATACTGATACTCCTACAGAAACTATTGGTTTTACTATTAATGAAAAAATTATTGATGTAGATGATGATGACGGACTATACGATAATCAAGGCGCTACTCCAAACGTTTCTGCGCCTGGAGCAGATCGTTATCAAATTAAACTTTCATTAACAACTGAAACAGCAGCAGATGCTACTCTTAATTTTATGCCAATCTTGAATATTCAAGATGGTGTTGTATATCGAAGCACAGATGAAAATAATACGTATAATATTATTGGTGATGTAGTTGCTACAAGAATTAAAGAAAACTCTGGTAACTATCTAGTTAAAAGATTTAAAGTCGATATCAGCGAAGATTCTGATAAAGATCATCTTCTTTTAAATGTAAGTGATGGTATCGCAGTTATTGATGGTTATCGCGCGGCTAAATATGCACCTACTGTAATTCGAATGGATAAGCCTGCAACAATCGATGAAATACAAAATGAAGTAACAGTTGCTAATTATGGTAATTATGTTTTAGTTGACGCTACTATGGGTACAAATAATACAAAAGGTTTGCCCGGAATCAATACATTTGAAAAGTTTAACTTAAGAAATGCTGGTGGACACGCTGGATCTACAATTGGTACTTGTAGAATAAGAGCTGTATCAGAAGATACAGGAACTTTTATGAGATATTATTTATTTGATATTCAAATGTTGCCGGGGCAAAATTTTAGAAACACCGTGTCAATTGGCACTTCGGTTAATGATTATATTAATTTACATAGACCACTAGGTAAAGCAATATTGAATGATGTTTTCCAAAATAATGCTCTTTTTCAATTGCCAGAATTAAGACCACAATCTGTTGATGATATATCTCTTACAGCTCAACGCAGATTTTCAGTTACAACTGATGGAACTGGAAATGCATCACTTTCGCTATCAGCTACTGGTGAAACATTTGCAAATGTAGGCGATTGGTTTTTTGCTAAAGCAGATAGCGATGTCTTTACAGGAACTGTAAGTAATACTGGTGCAGGAGCAGCTGCAGCAAACTTAGGTGGATTACCTGCAAGTTCTACAATTGAAGTTCTTGGATATGTTAAAAAAGGAAAAGCTTCAGTAAGAAACAAAACACTGAATGAAACAACTGTTACAGCTTCAGTGGTAAATGGCGAACTACTTCTTGGTAAAGCAGATATTTTTGAAGTAACTCGTATTCGCGAAAACGATTCTGATGGTAGAGATTTTACTAATAAATTTATACTAGATAATGGCCAAAGAGATAATCATTACCGGAACGGTAGATTAAATCTAAATCAAGGTGTTGCAACACCAAGTAGTCCTGTATTTGTAAGATTTAAATATTTTACTCACGGAGTAAACGGTGACTTTTTTGCAGTTAATTCATACATTGGTCAAGTAGATTACGATAAGATTTCGAGTCATACTCTATTAACTGGAGAAACTATAAACTTAAGAAGAGCTCTTGATTTTAGATCTGTAATGGATGCTGATAGCGACTTTGTTAATTCTGGTACCGGTGCACGAATTAATGAGCTTCCTCAAGTAAATGATACAATTCAAACCGATACAAACTATTATTTACATAGAGGTTCAATACTTACAATTAATACAGAAGGAAACTTAGTATTAATTGATGGCCAAGATGCTTTTTCACCTAAGCTTCCACCACTGCCAATTAATTCATTACCTTTGTATAACATTTTCTTAGGTGGCAACACTCTTAACGATTCAGATAATATAATTCAAAAGATCGATCATCGTAGATATACTATGAAAGATATCGCCGAACTTGAAAAACGCGTTGATAAAATTGAAGAACAAACTGCATTGAATCTTTTAGAAATTGATACTAAAAACTTTAAGGTATTAGATTCTGCTGGCTTAGATAGAACAAAGTCTGGTTTCTTTGTTGATAACTTTTCAACACAATCATTTTCAGCATTTAATTCAACAGATTACAGGGCATCAATTGATCCTTTATTAAATCAACTACATCCAGCTTTTACTGAAGACAATGTTCGGATGATATACGATTCAGCAGCTTCGTCTGGTGTTATTCGCAAAGGCGATAACATTTATATGACACATAGTTCTGTACCTTATATTAGTCAAACTAAAGCTTCAAGGGGAGTAAAACTAAATCCATTTGAAGCAGTCATCTATCATGGTGATATTGATCTTTCTCCATCATCTGATGAGTGGAGAGAAACACAAATTAGAACTAAAAAAATTATGAATGGTGGAAGTAAACTTAATACTACGCAGGCATATTTATGGAATAACTGGCAATGGAACTGGGGTGGAACTTCAATTAATGATTTAGCAGTAGGTTCTACTACTAATACAAAAACAACTACTACTAGTGCTAAAATTACTTCAGACACGAATAAAGTAGTATCAGAAGAAACATTGCTTGAAGTTACAGCCGAACGAGTAGTTAATGTTGCGCTTATACCATTTATGAGATCACGTAAAGTATTCTTTAAAGCACAAGGTTTAAGACCTAGCTCAACAGTGTATCCTTATTTTGACGGTGTACGTGTAGATAATTTTGTAAGAGAAGAAACATTTACACGAATGTCAACACTTGATATTGAATATGGTAACTTACATAATCAAGCTGGAACACACCCAGAAGGATCAAGTGCGCTTACAACTGATGTTAACGGTGCAGTTGAAGGATCATTCTTTATTCCTAATACTAATGCAATCAGATTTAGGACAGGAACTTTAGAATTTAAGATATTAGACATTAGCGCTGATGATGAAAGGAATGCTGGTACAATTGCTCGAGCATTATATGCATCTACTGGATATTTAGATACAATAGATCAAGATATTAAATCTACACGTATATTAAATATTGAGCATGTACAGACTGTACAAAATAGACCACAAATATCGTACGGCGGTGGCGGCGGCGGTGGCAAATATGGCGAGCATGGTCATACACAGGGCGCAAATTATCAAGATTACCCAGGATCTAACTCTTGGGGCTCATCATCAGGTATGAATAACACCGAAGCACACAATGGTTATGGCTATGGGTTCCATGACCAAGGTCATGGAACTTCCGGAAGTTCCAATGATGGTACAGTTCTTTGTAGCTTATTACATAGAAGAGGTTATCTAACTGAGGATATATGGCGCTTAGATGCTGCTTATGGACAAATGACTAGAGATACAGATCCAGATGTTTATGATGGTTATTACGCTTGGGCTCAACCGATAGTAGAATGGATTGAGAAAGATACAATGTTAGCAAAAATAGGATTCCACACATTGGCACTACCATTAGTTTCTTCTTGGGCAAAACACATTGCACATAGAATGGAACCAGAAATGCATAAAGATAATAAGCTAGGAAAGTTTATACTTACCTTTGGAACTCCGATATGTAGATTGATAGGTTCTACAATAAATAAGAATATAGGAATGGAGCCAAAGCAATGAGTACTTCTCTCGGATATAACATTAATAGAAATCCTATAGCTCAATCATTTTATGTTGATGAACCAAGGGGATGTTACATAACTAAAGTAGATCTTTACTTTAGTGCTAAAGGATCGTCAGCTCCAGTTATGTTACAAATTAGACCAATGGTTAATGGGTTCCCTTCTACTACGGAGATTGTTCCTTCATCAACAGTATATGTTAATACAGCGAATGTTAACACTTCAGCTGATGTGTCTTTAGCGACAAGCTTTGAATTTGAGGAGCCAGTTTATCTAAAAGGCTTAACTGATTATTGTATTGTATGTACAACAACTGATCCGGATTATACTATCTATATTGCACAAATCGATGAGTATGAAGTAGGAACTACTGCAAGTCGAGTTAATCGCAACCCAGCATTGGGATCTCTTTTCTATTCTCAAAATGGTGGAACTTTTAGTCCAGCTCAACACCAAGATTTAACTTTTGTAATTCATAGAGCAGAGTTTACTCCAGGAAATGCAACTGTTTCTCTTAAAAATGCACCTCTTCCTATGAAGCTACTTGACGCAGATCCAATAACAACAACAGCTAGTAGTACTACAGTACATATTGCACATGAAGGTCATGGCTTTCAAGTCAATGATCCTGTAACTATATTAGGTATGGATTCATCAATTACTATTGGCGGATTAGCTACTACACAAATTATGGGATCAAAAACAATTAGCGCAGTCGATTGGACTGGATATACAATTACTGCAGGTGCCGCAGCTGACTCTGATGATATTGGTGGTGGCGTAAACGTAAAAACATCTAAGAATATTCCATGGCACGTAATGTATTTAAATCAACAAACATTAATGCCTGAAAATACTAGTGTAGCAACTGGCTTTAAAGGTACTACTGGAAAATCTTTTGCTGGAACGGAAACAGCATACCAAAAACTCTCAGACTTTGTTGCACTTAAACCAAATGACACTATATATTTTGATGTACAGCATGTAGTAGCAAATGATGTAATTGAAACATCAGAACTTGGTGCTAATGTTAAATCTTTAGAAATGCAAATGGCGCTTGGCACAGATAATAAACACGTTGCACCTATGGTTGATATGCAAAGATCATCAGCAACACTTATAAATTACCAAATTGATAGGCAAGCTTCTGGAGTTACAACTGGATTTAATGTCCCTATTAATTATGTAGCTGAAACAAGTAAAAATAGTGGATCATCTGCAGCAAAACATATTACTCGTGTAGTTAAATTAGTAGAACCAGCGGTTGGGTTAAAAGTATTACTAGCAGCGAATAAAAGAGCCGGTGCTCATTTTGACTTGTATTGGAGAGCATGCGAAGCAGATCAAAATATATATGATAAAGATTGGACATTAGAAGCAACAACTAGCAATAATCCTAATGCAATGAATCCATATACTTATCACGAATACGAGTATTTGATTGGTGGTACAACTGGCACTTTACCAGAGTTTAGTAACTTTCAATTAAAAATTGTAATGGGTACAACAAATACTGCTCGAGCTCCGCGGTTTAAAGATTTAAGAACAATTGCATTGAGCGTATAATGTCTGATTTTATTAATGTTGCAGGTGAAAATAGTTTAGTGCGAGATAAAGAATCTGGTGCAATATTAAATACTAACAAAAGTGAAATATATCAAGCTAAAGCAAGAAAAAAAGCTAAGGCACAAGCAAAGCATGAATTAGATAACTTAAAGCAAGATGTTAGTGATATGAAGATTATGCTTTCAAAAATACTGGAAAAGATAGATGGCGCGTAAAGTCAATTATAATACTACTGATACTCTATCTACTTTTCAAACGAAAGTAAATTTAGAAGCAGATTATGTTGGTGATCTAGACGATCTTAATGCACAGCTTAAATTTGGTGCACTTTTTTACACGCCAGGTATTCTTGATTCTGCACAAGGTGGTTTTGCACACCAACATTCTAATAGATCCATGTCATTAATAAATGCTCTTAATGCGATTGAAAGCGGATATGAGTATGTTCATGGATTATTCAATGATTCTACTGGTGTACTAAATGTACATAATCTTCTTGCAGATTCTGGTCAATTTAATAAAGTTAGAACCGGAACTCTTATTACTGATAGTGACTTTTTAATTTTAGATAGCGCTACATTTACTACAGTAGTAGGACGATCATTAATTTTTGATAGTGCCCACATTGATAGTGCTAGGATTGATTTTGTTTCTGGTAAAGTTTTAAACTACGATAGTGGATTCAGATTAATTAACCAAGGACCTACTGGCGTTCTGGCGATCGTACATGGTGTTCCAGCATATTGGCCAGGAGCTGGAGATTTTAATATATTAAGATTTGACAGTGGATTAACTGCTGACAGCGGAGCTTTTACTAATTTATCTGGTATTAATCTAAATTATGATAGCTCAACACTTGATACTTTGAGCGTTGATAGTGTACATCTACCAAATAACACGTATATGAATGAGTTGTTATTAGAAAGTTCTACATTTGATCAATTGAACTTTGACAGTATTGGCATTACAGATCTTAAAAAATTAGTGTTAACTGGTAGATCACCACTTGATTCTTCTACTTCTGCAGCTGTAGGTTCTATTGTGTTAGCTGGACATTTAGTATCTACCAATAATGACTCAGCAATATTATAAATAGGTTTTAGAGGTAAACTATGGCACGTAAAATAAAAGTAAATACAAATGATGCTATTGGAAGTATGGTTTCCAAGCTTAATACTATGTCCAATTATCTTGGTGACCTCGATGATCTAGACTCAAGTTTTAAGATAAGTCAATATGTTGATAGCCCTGATGTTGGTCACTATGATGATTCAAGTTTTGTAAAAGCTATTAATCATTTGAATTACGAGCTTGACAGTATGAATTCATACTTGACAAGTGGTACAGCTACTATAAGAGTAGGTGGCATTATAGGTGATAGTGCTACATTTACTCGATTAACAGTTGGAGAACTTATCGTTGATAGTGCTACAATTGATTCTGCCACAGTAACATTATTAAGAGGTGCCAGTCTAAGGTATGATAGTGCTACATTTGATTCTGCAAGAATTACTAATCTATCTGGTATTAATATTAATTATGATTCAGCTGATTTTTCAATTATAAAATCTACTGCAATTTTTGGTGACTCTGCTAGAATTACTAGCATTTCTGGTACCGGAGATTTTAACTTTGCCAATGGTCATATATCAAATTTATATGTAGATAGTGCTGGAATTGTAAATGCAAGCGTTGAAAACTTTGATGCCAATATTGCAAACATTAGTAATATACTTTCAATGGATGGTGTAGATATGACAGATGTCCATCAGTTTACTATTAGAGATTCACTCGGAGCTATTCTATTAGGTGGATATTTGATGTCTACAGATTCTGCACTAAGCATACCATAAGGACATATAATGGCTATAAGACGACCACTAAAAAGGTATGGCCTTTCTGGGTTACAGGAAATGACTGCAGCTGAGGTAACTGCACTAATAAACTATGCAGTTTTTAAGTATGGTCAATCTCCTGCAGTTTTATTAAATGTGCAGGCTAGTGGTAACTTAGGAAATATTTCAGATACTCGTAAAAAAGCTGGTGCGGCATCATCTCAAACAGGTGGAGCTTGGCCAGCATCACAAACATACCCGCCTGAATCAACAACTGGAGAACCTGGAACAGTAACAGTTCAATGGAATAAAGTTCAGCAAAGTTATGTTAGTCCTTTAGACCCAACTTTATCCACTAATCTTAATCCATGTTATTATGATCCTATTACCGGTATTACTGAAATGACTGCAGCAGATATGAGAGATACATTTATTGGTCCAGCAATTGATATTATCACCGCATCTACTGTTAGTGCATCTACTGCTGGAACTTATTTTGTATCGACAAGTTCTTCTGAAACAGATTGCACAGCGAAAGGTATAGTTTTTGTTGATACGCGGGCCAATACTTCTTTATATTCTGCTAGCGGAATTCCTGAAGACCGTGACCAACCTCAAGATATTCAGAATTATTATTTGCATTTAAGAAATAATACCGCAACAAATCCAGAGCCATTGCCATCAAATAGTAGACCGGTCAGAATTTATTATAATGGCACTAACGCTGAAGGCGTACAAGAAATACCTCAATACGGAACTTATAGTATGAATACGCTATTTCTATACTATATGCAATGGTACACTGTTAATGTACCGGGATATAGAATTTCGTATAACTGGAGCGGTAGTGGCAATAGCCGAGGTTCAATGACAGATACTATTCTAAATGGTAATGGTAACTATCAGCAATATCAGGCGAATGCTAATGACTATCGTGCACAAGAGTTTCCTAATGGATCAGCCGTTACCGCGCAAACACATACACTAAAAATTCTTAGGAGTTAAAATAATGAGATTTATCGATGCATATTTTACTAACAATGAAAGAACTGTTGTAAGTATACTGTGGGAAAATGATAAGAAAGAAGTAGTAGAAGAAACAGTCTTGGCAGAAGCAAATGAGGCTGGCTGGGAAAATCTTTTGAATCAACCTGAAGTTACTATTGATAAGTTACATGAAAGAACTGTAAATAGGAATAGAGAACAGCGCGCTATTTTCGAAGAACAGGTATTAGAAATTGCTAAACGTGACGGATTAATTTACGACGGTGATATAGTTAATACCGATTTGTATAAAATGTTTGTAAAAGCTATTTTTAATACCGAACTTACAGAAAAAGAAGTAAAAGAACAACTCTTTATGTTTAAACTAGCATTATTTGAATTAGATAAAATTAAAGAGTCCGATAATCGTGAAATGAAAGCGGCATTACGAAAAGCTGAAACTCTACCAGTTGCTTTGAAAATTGGATGTGAATTATTCGAGAGCGACCTCTCTTCTTAATTGAAATTGATTAGCTTTTCTAAGTTGTGTACTACATTGCTTTCTACATATTCCTGTAGGGTTATTACTAATACTTTCTTGTAAAGTTTTTGTATACCATTCGCTTTTAATTATATCTTTAAGTGGTGTAAATTTAATATTATGAAGTAAAGCATTAGCTTTGAAATCTTTAACTAATTCAATTTCATTAAAACTTGGTCTATATTGGCTATAGACCGATGCGCCAAAATAACAACACGGCCACACTAATCCGTCAAAATTAATATTCAAGTTATTAGTAACTGCCCACTTACAAATTATCTCATTGCTTAAATTAATATTTTCACCTAAAGGCACTTGAGTATTTGTCCACGGTTTATCAGCCCATTCTAATATTACTTCGTTATTATTTTCATCTAAAAACTTATATGGTTTATAGTTGCCATTTTTGTCTTGCTTAAATCTATCACTCTTTACAAATGCATTATTTTGGCTACCATAAGATTTTGTTAATTCTTTAATTTCTTCCATATAATCTTGATTATGTTTAAAGATAATACTTTGAGATCTAGTTATAGATTTTCCGTTATCACTAAACGCTTTCATATTATCTAAAACTTTTTGTAATTTAGTATTTCTTCTATACATAGAATGCATTTCTTGATTAATACCATCAATATCAAATATTGTAATGAAATTTTTTCTATGATGTTTTAAAGCTAATCCACCTAACCACCACCAATATTCTTCTGTACGCATTGATCCATTAGTAATATTAGTAAGAGTTGCATCGACTGGTAACATTTCTAATAAATGGTCTATAATTTCATATGCATCTGGATTCATCATAGGGTCTCCCCACGTTGGCGAAAAAGTAATTGATTTAACATTTTTCAATTGCTCTTTTGTATATACTGATTTTACGGCATCAATACTCCAGTGCATTAGTGGTATGTTTTCTCTTTTCTTTAACCCACCAGAAGTATGATCGGTACGAGCACATTGCGGACATTTGGCATTACAGTGTGTTGTAAAATCTAATACAAGACTTATATCTTTATTTTTCCATTTATGCATTTAGTATTATTCCAAAGTCTTTATTAACGACATGATAGAAATGCGCGCCGGCCGATACATCTCTGTGTGTATTATCTAATATAAAATTCCATTGCAATCCTATATTAGTATATGGAAGATTATATCTTTCTATTATATATGTTAAATAGACTTCATTGTTTGGTTTCCACTTACTACTTATTTCAGTAGGATATAGATTATCTTCTTTTGCCTTATGATATACATCATAACATTTAGAAAAATCCATCAATCGCGCTGATTTTTTATTAACGCCAATTACACCAGTATTAATAACTAGATTGCTGTTGTTAATATCATCTAAAAGCAACATTGCGTTTTTACAACATGCTTTTAAATACATATCCATAGGATGCCAATTATCATCTTTCGTTCTGTATCCACGTACTTCATCTGGTATTGTTGTATCAATGTTATAAACACAAATTGTATTAAGATCGAAATGCTCGAAAAAAGATAGATGTGTATTAATAATTACATCAAAGTCAAGATACAACACTTCATCATACTCTTGTGTTAACTTTTTTATCATACTTATTTTTTGAAATTGTATAACATCATAGCTGCTTTCAACATCTGTAAATAATTTATAATCAGCACCGCATAACTTAGCATAGGCCTGATGATTGCCTATGATTTGTTCTTTATATTTTTTAAATTGATTGCGCTTATATGAAGGAGCAGATGTGTGTTTATCTATATCTTCTCGATAAATGCTAAAGATTATTCGTTTCACACCAATTCCTAACATATTCAAAGTCTTTATTGATGCAATGAATAAACTTAGTATTAGAAGGTATGTAACTAAATTTATCCATAAAATAGTGCCAACCGGTTTGATATAGATTCTGATACTCTTTTATTTTACACGCAAAAATAGTTTCATTGTCATATCCAAATAAGTTACGTATGTCTTCTGGCCAGAAATCATCTTCTTTTAGTTCTTTCATTTCTTGTAATATTGTATGAAGCTCTCCAAAATAATCAAGTGCACTTAAATCATTTTTATATGCGCCAACAATGCCGGTATTAAAAACTTCTTTTGTATGTCCCATCGCTCTGGCATTCCAATATTTAGCCAATGGAGATCGAATACTGTGACTGCTTCTATTAATATCTTTGAATCTCCAGTCTTCAGACATAACTGCAATACCTTTTGATAGATCCCATTCTTCAAAGAAGTTTAGTTTTGTTACAGGTATAACATCCATATCTAAGTAAAGTATTTCATCATGTTCAAGTTTATATAACAAAAACATTTTATAAAAATTTATAATGTTATATTCAGATATATCTGGACCGAACTGTTTACTAAATTCTATATAGTCATCATCATAAGTAAAGTGTTTATATTCTACGCCACAATGATTTGCATATTGTTGCTGTCGTTCTAGCAACCAAGAATAGTTTTGGTTAAACTTATCTTTATTTTCAAAGTGAGATACAGGTTTTTGTATATCGATATAAAGACTATAGATTATTTTAGACAAGACCTATTACCATATATCTTTCATAATTGTTTGACATTACTTTAGTGCCTTTATATATGATACGTGATAATCCAGATTTTTTTACGAAATCGTCTTCACTAATACTACAATTTATGTGATCATCAACATAGAACATGTTATTACTCTGCAAGGCGAATATACATGTTTTTATATATTTTTTATTAGCAATCAATTCAGGTAAATCTGGCATGTGTTCTGATGATGTATTAATAACTAAATCAGTTCTTTCCCAGTCCGGAGTTTTCTCTATAGTTTTTACATCTCCATAGGTTGCTTTATATTTTTTATTTTTATAATAACACATTTTTGCAAATGCTTTAAGTGCTTTTTTATCTAAATCAATATTTTCTAGTAATCCTATTCCTATGCTATCTTCTAAAAAATCTATAAGAGGGTAACCTAGCCATCCTCCATATAATTGGATAATAGTATTATCGAAAGGAAGAAAGCTTCCTCTCATCTTCTTCAATTCATCAGCTAGCCATTTTTTACATTTTAGTTGATCTGGTGATAAACTTATAATCGCTTGTTCAAAATTGTATTCCATTTTGCTTAGTTCACGCAGAAATTTCCAGTAAAATGGATCAATAATATTGTTCAAAACCTCTGTATCCTTCATCATCTAAAAGAAAACGATTTTTTATTTTATCAGTTTTTCTTCTCCAACCGTTAAATATACAAATATTGTAGTTTTTTTCAAAAAAATAATTTGGTTCTATATCGTCACCGGCTCTCCAATAACGATTTTCATCTATACCGTATAATCTGGAATAAACTTCATCCCTTGGTATATACAATAGTTTTTCATTTTGGTCATGATCTAAATAAGAATCTATTCCATTATATTTTAACATGTAATAATCTTGATTTTTTTCAAATTTATTCCACATATCGGTGCAGTCACCGGACCATATCATAATGGATGAATTTAATTTTGTGTCAAATTCAGTTATATCATATGGTTTCCAATATGCTTTTATAAGACAAAGCATATTTTCTACACAAAGGTTTTTTAAATGTGTAATATTATTTTGTATTACTATATCTAAATCTAAAAACATTGTTGATGTTTTAGTCGGATATTCAAAGAGAGTCAGTTTCCACCACCAATTTTCTAAATCATAATCAGGTAATGGTTGGATAATAACGTTACGATTTATTCCATTTGCATTTTCTGTATGGCATATAAAATTAAAGTCACCATGAAAGTTTTTACATACCATTCGATATAATCGATTAACATGCTCATGGCTAAATTTATCACCCCACTTTAAACATATAATATTCATATCATGAACCGCTTAGTATTACGCGCTTGATATTTATCTCTGAACTCTTTTGGACTACTGCTTTTATTTCTGGATCTATCAGATATAACTATGCTCATTTCTATATTATTATTTTTTGCTATTTGCTGTGCTTTTTCTATCTTATGTTGATTAAAATCAAATAATATAAATTGCCATATAACTTTTTTACTTAGTTTTGCACCAAGAAACATTGCTTCAAATACTAGTTCACTATTTTGTTTAATTCTGTATTCCGGAACTTCGCCCGGCAAATTATCTAAGCCGAATACCCAAGATACGTTATCACCATGTATACTATATGCATCTTTATACCAGTCTATATTTTTTTGATGAGCGGCAGTAGCAACATTAAATAGTTTTTTTGGATATTCATTTGTTATGGCTAATATTTCTTTAAACTTTGGATGATATATTGGATCAGATATTTGTCCGCACATATTAATACGGGTAAAATAGTCAGCCATTTTTCTAAAATTATCGATAGATATAGCTGTAGAATTTTTAATTTTATTTTTTGCTCTTGGGTCTTGACGCTGGCAACCTGGACATTCTAAAACACATTTACTACACATATCTAAGTTACATCTTGCATTATATGCTTGACGCATTATATATTCTTCATAATCACCCATTATATACTCCACATTTTTTTCTACATACTCTTGGAGCACGATCAGGTTCATGTAGTATGGAATACATGAACATTTTCCAAACATCAGAATTTATTATATCATCTACACTTACATTGTTTTCTAATTTTAATTTATCATCTTTAAATCCAAGATTTTCAAATGCTTTTTCTTCTAGATCATCACACCAACAACAAGGTAATATAAAACCATCAGCACAATATGCAATACCTTTTACGTATTTCTTTTTTGCATATATCTTCTCACCTTCTTCATCATAGTAAAAAGGTGAGCATTCAGGTTTTATATAAGATAAAGTCATTTATAACCAATATATCAAGAGCTGTTTTATTAAATGTATTTATTGCTTGTTCAGGAGTCTCAACTATAGGTTCTCTACAATTGAAACTTGTGTTTAATAATATAGGATGTCCAGTTGCCTGATAAACATGCTGAAGAAGCTCATACAATTTTGGATTTTCTTGTTCATTCACCGTTTGTATACGTGAAGTACCATCAACATGAATCACACCGGGTATGGATTCTTTAGCACTATCTTTTGCTTTTACGATACGAGACATATATGGGCTAGGTTGTGTAATGTCGAAATACCAGTGTGCATGATCCTGTAATATAACAGGAGCAAATGGACGGAAGTCTTCTCGATGTTTTATAGTTTTATTGATTATATCCTTTATGTTAGGATTGCATGGACTAGCTAAGATACTACGATTACCTAAAGCCCTATGTCCACTTTCAGATTTACCTTGAAACCAACCTACTATTTTACCCGCTTGTAGTTCCCATGCTAAAGCTTCTAAGTTTACTTTTTTATCACCAACAAATTCATATTCTTTTCCACTATATTTACTAGGAATATGTATCCTACAATTAAGCATTTTTTCGGCATGCATATATGTTCCTATTGATTGCCCTTCATCGCCAGGTGCTGGTGGAACATACACTGAATTATAGTGTTTAGTAAACTCTTCGTTCATATAACCATTATATGCTACACCGCCTGCAATACAAATATTATCACATGATTTAAGTGGAAAAACATGCCTCTTAATAAGATCTATAGTATGATGCTGTAATGTTGCGGCTATGTCTTCTTTCTTAGCATTCAATAAGTAGTCATAGTTTTTATTTTCAATTGCTAAATGTATGGCAATATTATATTCTCCGTATGCTGATAATCCCATAAGCTTGCTGGCACCTAAGTCTCCAAACCCTAATCTTTTCGAAAAGTAATTCCATAAGATACCGATATTCATCTTATCGGATAGATCTGTTATGTTGCCGGTTTTATCTACAAAGATACAATTATAATTCCAACCGCGTCCATCTATGGCTAATACGTCAGAAGTATGATATGCTGAATCTAAAAGAGCGTATGCCGCATGAGATTGATGATGATCAATATAATACTGATTGCCTATCATCTTATAATCCCATAAGTGTTTAGGCTTCCAATCTAAAAACTCTTGTTTAATTTTATGATGTGGTATTGATTCCATCCCACCGATAGTTACTGTAAACGCTAAAACTTCATGATCATCCGGTTTAAAATATTCATCATAAAATTTAGCAGTACCATCAAAGTTATGTTTTATACGACTATATCTTTCTATTTGATTATGAAATACTCCGTCATAAACGTTATGATCATGTGGTCCTAATGCAACACTAAATATTTTCACAGTACTTTACCAGCTGAAACAATATCTAATATTTGATCTTCTGATCTTTTATCAATATGTTCAGTACACTTTTTACAATAATTCTCAAATTCAAATAATTCATAGTTCATCATTTTATCTATGTTTTCCTTTGTAACATCAAATTGTCTTGATCCATTAATTACTTTTTTACTACAATGACGAATCTTTTGAATCTCAAAATCTACTACAGGTACTTTCGGAAATGCAGCACACATCTTACGATCAAATTCTGGTGCTTGTTTAATATTAATAAAATCCGGTGCGCGCGAATTAAAAGATTTAAATTTAGTATTTTTATGATCTAATATTGATAAATCATGATTTTCTCTATACTTAAAATAATTAGGTGTCATTATGATAAAATTGTAATTGTTTAAATCGTTTTCTTTAAAAAAATTATAGTTTCCTAATTTCTCTATTTTGTCTTCATGAAAATCTAATACTAAGTGCTCAAAATATAATACACTTGGATCTTCAATTATATTTGGATAGCGTTTACGCACAAAAGAATTAGATAAAACTGTAGGTATTAAATTTTTATGCTTTTTAATTTCGTCTACAACTTCATTCAAGTTTTTAATTAGACCGGGTTCACCGCCTAGCAATTGTATTTTAACAACGTATGGTGATAACCCCTTTAGAGTTTTACTAAGGAAATTCATGTCAACGGTAAGGTTTCTCATTTCCAAAGTCCAAGCTGTACAATAATGACAAGACTTGTTACAAGATTTTGATAAGTAAAAATCTATACCTCTTATATCAAATACATCATCATACATATTATGCCATAACACCAATTATCATAGCAGTTGTTAATGCTTCTTCGTCTGTTACATAAGGATGGCAAGGTAAAGATAAAATTGTATCACTCGCTATCTGCGCGTTAGGACACGGCTTTAACTTAAACATGCTGTTAGCTGATAGTGGTTTATCATAATGAATTTTTGCTCCGAGTTCATCTTTTACTTCATCACGTATTTCTTTATTTTCAAACCTTACCACATATTTATGGTAGTTGTGAAGCATGCTCATGTCATCTGGTATCTGACTTATAACTGGTATATCTTGTAATGCTTCATGATATTTATAAGCAACTTGGGTTCTTAACAATTGTAGTTCTTTAATGCGATCAAACCTCATTTCAATATATGCCGCATTCGTATAAAACATTTTTGAATTATAACCAAGCATTTCATGATCGTTGCCTTTACCATGTCTTCGTAGTTTACGAAGGTAGTCTGCAATTATTTTTACGTTAGTAAGTACCATGCCTCCACCAGAAAGACCTGATATAACTTTGTTGCTATTGAAACTAAAAGAACTAATATCACCAATTGAACCAGCATATCTACTTTTATAAATCGAGCCTAGAGATTGTGCGGCATCTTCTATAAATGCTATATTGTTTTCTTTACAGTACTTTTCTATTTCTTTTGTTTCAGTCATATTACCAAACAAGTGAGTATAGATAAGTGCTTTAGTTTTACTCGTAGTTTTCTTTTTAATCTCATCAAATGATATGTGGTAAGAATCTAAATCAATATCGCAAAACACCGGTGTGGCTCGAGCCATGAGAATGCAAGATGCAGATGAGATCCACGAAAAATCACTGACTAGTACCTCATCACCCGCACTAACGTTAAAACATTTAAGTGAAAAGAATAATGCGTCTGTAGCACTATTAATAGCAACTGCATGTTCACGGCCAACATACTTTGCAATCTTTTTTTCTAAAAACTCTATGTTCTTTTCGTTATCTTCTTGCATTACTTTATCAAATAAGTTTTGATATAGCTCCTTATTTTTAAGATAGTCTTGATCCCAACCTTCATAATTCATTTAGAATATTCTCCACGTTTGGTTTTTGTATCTTTCTATTTTTATAAACTTCAGCACCTTTGTTAGTAGCTTCAAATATCATATCTTTCTTATAGTATATACACTCTTGTATAATCCTTGGCGCAGGATCTAAAATACTCTTAGTGTAAACATATGTTTCAAATATACCTAGCACATTGGGAATAGGCACTACAAGATTATTAAACCTTGAGTTGATAACACCTATGTCATAAATCATAATGCCATGATCTGGATATTTCTGTATTACAGATTTTGCTGCATTATAATATTGGCTATTAGTTCCGTTAAACAAATATTGGAACTGTATGTCTTTTTCTATTGGCTTGTAAATATCAAACCAAATTCTTTTTTCAAATGGTTTGCCTTCACCGTTTGGATATATGTCATAGTCACATAAGTCTATTACTTCTTCAGGGCAAAAATATTCTAATGCTTGATTATATTCTACCGGATGGTTCTCAGAATATACTGATATAACTTTATCTCTGAATAGTAAATGCAATAAAAGCAATTGATCTATTTTGTATGATTCTCTATCTTTGTAACCAAGAGTCATCATACTTCTACCCATAATCAATGTCACACCGGTATACACAAAATCGTCTACAATCACATTATCATAAAAAGTATATTTTTCTGTGATAGCATTAAAGTAGTCTTCTTCAGTAAACAAAGGATGCGATATAATTATAAGATGGGCTGCAGTGCCAATACTATTAAGGTAACTACAATATTCATAACTATAATATAATAGACCATCACACGGCTTAGCCGTGCATACTATATTCAAAGCCAAGAAATAACCTCATCAATAGTTGGTTTGTTTTCATTCTCTCTTTGCCTGTTCCATTTTTTATATCCTAAACTCATAACAATATAAACATCTTCATTTACAAAACTAAATCTTTCTTTTATATAAGGTAAACAAGCAGTATAAGAAACATCGATATTATTTTCTAAACATAAGCAAGATAATGTTAGCATAAACATTCCTATTTCAATAGCTGGTATATTTTTATACTTTTTATAACTATGTACATTACATTCTTGATATTCGCGCCCTTTTAATATTAAATTTTGAACATGTAAATTAGGAGGAAAAGCTAATCGTTGTGTAAAAACTAAAACGTATGGAGCAAGCAATTGCTTATTATGATATGAATTTGTAAAACTAGATTCTTTAGATTGTGTATTTTTTGATAAGTCAAACAGTTCTTTCTTTTCATCTATTTTGTCTGGTCCTAATACTAATACTTCATATGGCATAAGATTTTGTTTTGATGGTACCAGTTCATAAGTTTTTTCTAAGAGACTTTCAACTAACTCTTTTTCCGGAAAAACATCGTCTTTAAACCATTCAACTTGTTTTCTTCTAGATAAAAGTTCTTCTAGCATTATTATCTCCTATTATACCATATTTATTCGTGTTTGTAAACCACTTTTTTTATAAATAAAGTAAAGAACATGTTCGAGTTACTTAGTATCGAGTGGTAAAATG